ATGGGAGGCCAACGGTAGGATCAAATCCACCTTGGACAATTCCCACATCTATCTGAACGCTGAAGGAAAGATCACTTTCGATCCTTCAATGATGTCCAAATTCACTCAGGGATCTTCTACTGTACAGGCCTCATTGAAGGATATCAGAGCAAAGCTTGAAGGATCCTCATTGAGGTATAAGATCGATGCTCTTGCACACCTGGGATTTGAGTTCTCAGACCCTGATAAGGTACTTGAAATGGTAGAGGACAGGGAAAGGGTGGATGATGAGCTGTTCTCTGATGCTATAACAGAAGCTGCTATCTACTTGTACGAGGATATCATAAAAGGTAATTTGAAGACCTTCAATCCATTCGACAGAGAGGAGAGCATGTCTGTTACACGGTTCAACAGGCTTGCCAAGATCGAACTACGAACTTTTGAGCAGAACGTTGAGTTTCAATCAGATGGCCCTGATGGTAAGGTGACCTACGGTATCACATTGAACACTTATATGAGTACCATAGCAAATACTGATATAGAAGACCTCGATCAATACTTTGATCCTGTAAAGAACCCCTATGTAGCCGGTTCTCTTACACTTGCAGCGTTGAGAAAGAGCAGGAACAACAAGATCAAGGTGCACAACGTGGGAGGCCTTGGAGTTGAAGGCGCCTCTGTACGTGGAGAGAAGATGTCTAAACTCGGAGCCACTGATATTGCGGCCGTACAGATCCACATTCTGATGAACGGACTGATGCCGATGATCAGAACTGCGGATCAGACTACTGAATTCGCACTTGAATTCCCCATAAAGTATCCGAACAACCTGGATGCCGCCATGGAAACGATCTTCGATTACCTGAAGGATGAGATGATCTCTTCTTTCAAAGGAAGAGTGGACGGACAGCACATCAAGGACTATGCAGATAGAATTCAGAATCTGAGAATGTTCTCATACCTCAATGAAGAGGTGCCGGCAGTTAAGACATTCATGGCCAGCGAAGCATCTACTGAAGATGTCGTCAAGTTCATAGATGAGAACAGAGATGCAATAGATGAAGCTATAAGAAAGCAGTTCAAAGCGGACATGATCGAGATCCAGAAGTATCTGGAGGAATACGGTCTTGTGGATGAAGTGAATGATAAGGACAAACGATTCCTACGTGGAATCTCACGAGAGCTTTTCAAATCAGCTGAAGGTTCAATGTCCGATACGGTTGATGAGCATAAGTTCCAAGGATTCCTTGAGCGTCTCGCAGTGAGACACTTCGTAGGAAAGACGGAGATCTTCAAATCAATACTCGGAGATCCTGCACTGTACAAGGCCCTCTACAAACGAACAAAGGGAGCTTCAGGTACCAAGAAAATCTTCATCGCTGATGAGCAATTGGATAACTGGCTCAATACCTACTCGATTCCTACAGAATCGGGAGAGAACCTTTCAATTGCAAGGGAACAGTTCGATGGAAAGGTATCTGATGGTACTGAGAAAATTGTAGTGATTCAGGAACCTACTAAGGTGGCCCAGTACATTGAAGAGTACAATAGAATGCTTGAAGAAGGCAAATGGAGTGCACGTACCGTAATTCCGTACATAGACCCTGCGGACATGGGAGACGGCACCATGATCGTGTCTCTTCCTGCGTACAGGGAAATGGGAATACGCGCTCAGGAATGGTCTCCGGAACAGGAGATAGCATATCTGATGGAAATGTTCCCTGAGAAATATCCAAGAAAAGCTATTGAAGGAGGAGCTTTTCCACCGGCCAAGTTCCAGTATTTCGGCCAGAGACGTTCCTTTGGAACAGATATGTCTCCACATACGTATCTCAAGATGTCTGTTGTTCCGATATATCCAAGCCTTGCAATGAAGGATGGAAAGGTGCACTTTCCAGAGATCATGGAGATGTACGGGTACATGATGGACAATTCCATGGGAGGCCTTGTACTTCCATCTGCAGTTAAGATCGGTGGACCTGCGGAAGGACAGCTTGAGGATGGGACGGATCTACGTGTTCCTGCCTATGTGAACACTCTCGATGCCAACGGAAAGAAGATACAATTGCTCCAACTTCCAAAGACAGCTCCTCAACAGGTATCAATACTTGATCTGGATTACAGATTCATGGGATCACAGCTTGATGTGAGTTCCAAGTTCAAAGGAAAGGCTCCTATAGCCACCCAGGCCCGGGTACAGGTACTTGCAGACCTTTACGCAGGAGGAACATTGAGGTTCCCAGAACTGGAAGGTGATATTGAAGTGTACCATGAGGCATACAATACACTGATGAAGCGTGAATTCAAATCACTGCTGGACACTTTCGGACTTGAAGTGAGTTCCAAGGAAGGTGAGGAAATGAACTTCAAATTGAAGGAAGGTGGAAATTACAAGGCCTTCCTTGATGCCATTGAAAAAGAAGCAGTTGCAAGAGAGCTTCCAAAGGCTCTTCTTGATTCGATCGATTACATGCGGACAAGAGATGCTGAGAACCATCCTGTCCTCTTCGATATGATCGTGAATAAGGGACGTATGGAAGGAGTTCTATGGTCGCTGGCAGGTAAGCGTGTGATCAAGCAGAAGTTCAAGGGCGACCAGTATGTGCAGATGAGTTCCATCGGATTCGGAGTACGTGCACAGGAAGGTACAGGAAATGTGATCGAGGACAGACTTGGATTCTACACGAATGAGAAGGGGAACTTCGAAATGGAGGTATATCTGCCGCATCATTTCAAGGAACTCATAGGTACTGACGTATCCATAAACAAGAAGGGTCAGATCGTAGACAGTGAGAACAAGGTCATAGGTGAAAAAGGACTTCTCGATCTTATTGGCATACGTATTCCTACGGACGGACCCCACTCAGTGGAGGTAATAAGAGTGAAAGGATTCCTACCTCTTAAGGCCGGACCTACAGTTGTTGTTCCCTCAGAGCTTATTACCAAAGCAGGATCGGATTTTGACATCGACAAATTGGTACTGTATTTCCCCTCATACAAAATGAAGGGAGGAAAGCTGGTGCGTGAAGAAATGGAGATGAGCATGCAGGCCTGGTTTGAGGAAAGAAAAAGAGTTGCGACTGAAAAGTATCTGGCGATACGTGAGATCATAGGTGCAGACAAGAAGGAGGAGACGGATGCAATGCTTGACAGACTCATGGCGAACATTTTTGGAACAGAGATGCTTTCAGAACTTGCAGAGGAGTCTGAGATCGATCTGTCAAACCTTGTAGAGGCCAAACAGATCACTCCTGAGCAGGCAGAGAAGATATATACACGGGCAATTGATACCTACAACAGATTCAATGTGGACTTCGAACAGTGGCAGAGATCCAATCCTGACACATCGATCTATACAGTAGCTTCAAAAGGAGCGCTTCAGAACAAGGTGATGGAGAGCATGAAGAAGTTCCTCACCTATGAGTCTCAGAAGGATTCATTCATGCGACCTGTATCAACAGATGACATGAACGATCTATCAGATCGTATACTTTCACTGTACAAGGACAATTCAAACGGATCTCTGAAGGATCTGAGTTCTGTAAGTGATTACCATACTGAAACATCTATGCCACACATGCTGCGTGCAACAGAGGCCTTCTGGAAAGGTAAGGCACTTGTAGGTATAGCTGCACTTGCATCCACTCACCATGTGAAAAGTCAGATCGCAGGACTTGAAATGGTACTGGAGAACAATGAGAATGAAAAATCAAAGTTCAGAACGGTGGACAATAGGAATCTGAACTTCGGAATACGTATGCAGGGATTTGATCCTGAGGCATACACACTTGACCTTGGAAGAGAATGGGATGTAAGATCAGATAGAAAAGTGACGGATGTCATTTCTCAGATCGTGAACGCATCAGTTGACGTTGTGAACAATCCTATCCTGCACATACTGAATCTGAGCCCGGACAATGCCCCTGCCTGGCTTATTCTTGTACGGGCCGGAGTACCTTTGAATACGACCGGATTCTTTATGAATCAGCCTGTGGTCAAGGACTACATGAAGGCCATGGAGATAAACAGGTCACGTGTGTTCAGAGGACTGCAGGAATCAGAACTTCCAGAGAAGGCTCTAAAGGATGTTCAGAAGAAATATGGAACTACAAGATCCGAGAATGTGGAACTGTTCTCAGAGGAGCAGTTGGAAGGTATGGTTGGACGTGAGGCCGGACAATTGTCAGACCTTGAGAAGTCATATCAATTGCAGATCCTGGATGACTTCATGACCTATTCTGAGATGGGAGATCTTCTTGGAAATGCTGTGCAGGCACAGTCCTTTGATACGAAGATCCCTAAGAACAGGCATCATTTGAAAGCGATTCAGGTCAAGTACAACAGACTTGTGGAATCCGGTATATTGAAGAATGTGCAAAGCATCACTGAAGGAAACACCTTCATGCGGGAGATGACAGCATACAACTTCAACATGAGTAACATGTTCAGGGATCTGTTCCTTACAGAGCAGGCAGGTGCCGTATATGACAGGATGTATGACAGGATGGTGTCCATGTATACCGATCAAAGGGTAAGGATGTCAAATGAGGATGTTGCAAAGGTTCTTTCCAAGTTCGAAGAGGACTTCGTAACGTTCCTTCTGCAGACCATGGCGGATTCCTCAGGCGCCACTATGGGGAATAAGATCGAGGCAATGATGTTCGGAGAGAACTCCATGGCCATGAGGCTTGCTCGTATCCAACAGGATCCATCACATCCGTTGCATTCCAATACGTTCATTCAATCTCTTGTACCTGTAATGAGTACGAACAGGACCGGTGCAGATAGAACGAATGACTACATTCTACCTGTAAGTAGGACCATGACCACATTCGAGTACAATACGATCTTTGATGGATTCAGAGAGATCGAGGAACAGGCTCCTAACATAGCCAAGGATCTTGTACATACAGCATTCTTTCAAGCTGGTACAGGGCAGTCCCCATACTCATTCCTTGAGACAATTCCTGGAAGCTCATTCATGAGACTTGGGGAGCAGATCCTCGGATCCTTCCTGAAGAATCCTGCGGAGATAGATGTGCAGAAGTTCTACACTCTCTTCTTCCAGAACAATCTGGACAACACTTTGATCGTACCCAAGGGAACGAAGAAGACAAATGCCATATTCCCGGTCACCTTCAAATACAAGGGAGGAAAGGTGTTCAAAGTGAACAAGGCACTTGATGGTGAACTGGCCCTGTCATCATCTGTTGCACAGGTAGGCATCAATAGAAAAGGATCGGTAACTTTGAAGAATTACACGAGCCGATACTTTATTCCAAAAAATCAGGTATCCACAGATCTTTCCATAGAGGAGATCGATTCTGAGGATACTGAACAGGACAGATGCTGATACCATGAAATGTAACATAAGATCTGCTGCAAAAGCACACATCGTAGAAAAGAAACTGGCTGCAACCGATCCTTTCAATGGATTGCTGTATCTTATTGATTCAGAGTCAAATATGATGTCTGAACTTCAACGGATGCGTAACAGGTATGCGTTCCGATATGGTATGGAGCCATCAGATCTTCCAGGCCTTCCATTCATAGTACGAGAACCTTCTCAGGCCCGGGATATGAGAAACCCTTCCAGAATATCAGGAAAGCAATGGGTGACTGAGAATGGAGCATTCTTTGACCTTGTACAGAAGAGGGAGGATCAAAGAGAGAGTGAACCTGAATCCAAATCTGCACAGGTGGATCTTGCCAAAGATGAACTCATCTCCTCAATGAAGAGCTTTGCTGAGGACCTTGGAATCTCTATAGAGAAAGTATTAGAGCTTAGAGGGCACAACGATGAAGTACTTGCGGGAGAAGCGCTTACAGACTTTGTGAACAGCTCCATTCAGTACCTTCAAGGCAAGGACAAATATATTCCGGAAGAACTCACACACTTCTGGACCATGGTTCTCAAGGAGACCAAAGATCCGCTCTACACGTCAATGTACGAACGCATCTCGGAACAGCCTGAGTATGCACAGGTTGTGGAAGAGTATGGTGAAGTAGAAGGATATACTGAAGATCGATTGAAGGATGAGGCGATTGCTCATGTCATGCTTAATAGGATGAAAGATGAGAAGCTTCAGGACAGGAACACACGCTGGTGGAACAGAGCATTGTTGAAACTCAAGCAGATCTTCGAATTTGATCCCTATACAAAGGCATCTTATAGGTTGTTCACAGACAATCTGAAGAAGTACAGGACAGTTGTATCTGAAGCCTCAGATCCATTCATGTTCAGGGCCATAGGAGATTCAAGTAGGAATGCTATCAGAGACAAGATCGTAAAGGAACATGGAAACTTGAAGCTCGTAGAGTTCAAACGTGAGTTCCTTGAAGGTAAGGTGCAGAATCTGGACATACTTGAGAACACGGAAGGTATCATTGCAAGGTACGTACATGTTGACAACCCTGATGTTCCTATAGAATTCAGAGCAACAGATAATTCAACTATTGAATTCGTACGATCCCTTGGAGGAGTGGAGAAGATGCAGAAGCTTAGAGCTTCGAAACGTGTGAAGATGGCCAGTGAGACCGGTTCAACTCTTCACACTGTAGGGCAGACCCTGCTACAGAAGCTTGGAAATGGAAATTCAAGGATCGATGTGATAGACCTTCATGGAATAGACACTTCGAAGTCCTATGAGGCCTATGCAGCTGATTCCCCATTGACACTCCCGATGTACAACGAGTTCAAGAAGGAAATGTCAGACCTTCTATCCTATGTTGTATCAGTACAGGATGAGATCGATGCTGAGAGAAATGACGGTGTCAAGAGTAAAGTGGAGCTTTTGACGGAAGTACGGGTATCCGACAAAAAAACGAAGACCGCAGGTACTATAGACATCATGTTCGTATTCTCCGATGGATCCGTAGGTGTATACGATTTCAAGTTCATAAGTCCTAAGGACAGTGATCTTGTAAAGAAAGTGGGAAGTAACAAGCAGATCATATCCAATCCGTTCATAGGATCAAGAATGCCGAGCTTTGAATCTCAACTCTCATTCTACGCCAAAGCTCTACGCCAGGAATACGGTGTGAGAAATGTAAGGCTTACACGTATCATCCCGGGTCACATCGATTTCAAATGGGACAAGGGTGAACCTGTAGGAGTGAACGTATTCAACATGGGAAGTGATAGCAATGCCTTTCTTGCTCACATTCCTGTGGCACACGAACTCACGGATCTGAATGAGGTGAACATCAAGCTGCAGAGCATGTATGATCGATTGATCGAACTCAAGAGCAAGCAACAGAATGCGAAGATCCTGAAGGAGACTGAGATGATCAATAAGGCCATATCAGCGATCCTGTTGAACACTGACCTTACAAACCTACTTGAGAGCATTGAAAGCAGTATAAAGCTGATCAATAAGGGACTTGCAATAACTGATCCGGAACATGCGGATTTCATTGAGTATGATGATCTGTTCCACCACCTACAGGTGATGCTTCTTTTCAAGGATCTTGAAAGTACTACCTTGAAGAATCTTCTGAAACTGGCCAAGACCGATCCTAAGAAGGCGGAAGTGGCTAAGAAGAATCTGGATGCAATGTCAACCATGGTGAACCTTGTGATCACATCGCTTACAGACAAGCTCAAAAGCATAGCACAGCAGGAGAGTGGATATTCTCTGATGGCAGCAGCTCCAAGTCCCGGGTTCCTGGATAAGTTCATTCCTATGGATGAGATAGACAATCCTATCTTCAAGGAGGTAAAGGATCTGATGAACATGGCCAATTCCAACTGGAGGAAGAAACTGGAGGAGACATCTCAGAAGTGGGAGACTCTTGATACGGCACTCATGGAATGGGCTCGTACAAACGGAAAGAGTCCTAATGATGCTTACAACATGTTCATAAAAGATGATGGCAAGAAATTGAGACTCATACAGATGTACAGTCCGGATTTCTGGAAGGAGATCGAGGCCCGTACAGGCACTGAAGAGGAAAATAAGGATGAGATCCTTAAAAACATACTGTGGATGAAGGAGAACTTCCAGATAAAGGAAGGGGTACGTGAAGAATACGATGAGAACAAGAAACACGCTGTTGCACGATTGAAACTACGTTTCAGTGACAACGAGGAAGCTTACAAAGCATCTGTTACGAACTGGGTCAAGAAGAACAACGTGTGGGGTGAGAATTCCGCTTGGGTATCTGATCGGTACTGGCAATACCTTGAACTGAAACCTGAGAAGGCAAAGGAGAAATGGAGCAGCGAATACGCCACATTCAATCAGGTAGGAAATGAAGCTCTCTTGAACTACTACACAGGTTGGAGAACACAGATAAAGGAGTTCAATAAGCTTCTTGATAACGTACATCTGAGCCCTGATATGATCGGAAGTGTACGATCAGGTATCGTGGAGAACTTCATCAATGGGAACAGAGGACTGGATCCTATAATGGAGATACTTTACGAGCAGTTTGAAGTGATGTCCGAGGAAGATGACACCTCGGGAGGGAATCCGACAAAAAAGGTTCCTTTGCCGTTCGTGAATCCTTTACGGAACAAGCAAGGGGAGTATGATTCAAGCCTTACGTCACGGAACCTGACACGTTCCATGTATCTGCTCGCAGGAAGCATCTACAATTACAGTGAAAAGTCAGAGATAGAATCCAGGGTATTGTTCCTGAGACATGCTCTTACAACTCCGGAACTTGCAGGAAGGGAACGTGTAAAGGATAGGAAGTCAGGTCAGATCAATACTGTTGACATATCTCCTGATACGATCTCATTGTTCGATGCCCTTATGAACCATGGTATGTACGGACACTCCTACTCCGAGAAGGACTTCGAGGTATTCGGACACAGTGGTCAGAAGATGATATCCGCACTACGAAAGTATTACACCTTCAGTAAGCTGTCCTTTCCTATAAGGATCGCAATACCTACAGCGATAGCTGCAGGCATCTTCACCCGAGTATCCGGAATGGGAGGTGTACAATACAACAACGATCACCTATACGAAGCTGAGAAGCTGTGGGCGAACGATCATGAAAGATACATGGCAATTGCTGAGTTCTTTCAGGTATATGCTGAAGGAAACAACAGTCTTAAGGCCCGTAGAATGTACGGGAACAAGGCATCTGTCATACTTGATAGTTCCAATCTTATGGAACCGTTGGGAATGGCAGATAGAATGATCCATCGTAAGATCGCTGTGGCCATGGCATACAATCATGGTCTTGATAAGGATGGAAACATAAAGCGTATGTCACAGCTTCCAGAAGGCTCAAAGAATCTCATTGACTCTTTGGAGGTAAAAGATGGAAAGGTGGCGTCAGAAATAAGTAACGTTGCCTTCAACGACTTCCGTCACCGATCAAAGAAGATGGCCAAGGATATCGTTGGTGAATCCAATGAGGAGAATCCAATAGCTGTGAACACAACAGTTGCAGGTAGACTTCTAATGGTCTTCAAATCATGGTTGCCTGGAGCAACATCTGTAAGATGGGGAGCCCGCAGGTATGATACGATCCTCGATGAGGTAAGGGAAGGAAGATTCATGGGAATGATCCGTTCCATGGGCCTTAAAGGCTCATTAGATGCCATGGAGGAGAAGAACTGGTGGGAATTCACCACACTTTCATTGAAAATGATCGGAAGCGCTATGACCCATTTTACAATGCTTCAGAACTACAGGATATCAAAAGCATCCATGGACAAACTTGAGGCCAAAGGAAAGCTTACACCTGAAAGAAAGGCTGATTTCGAACGTAGAAGGGCAGCTGTGGAAGCTGAATACAACGATTTCATCAACGGTCATTACGACAAGGACAGGATCAAAGAGAAGATCAATGTCGAGGATTACATCACAATGCGGGAAAATTCACACCGTAGAACAATGGCAGAGGCACGTACGAATCTCGTACTGGTACTTCTGGCCATGCTATTCGGAATGAAAGGTGATGATGACAAACGTCTGTACACTAAGAACTATGCTACAAGAAGATTGATGGACATATTCTCCAAGATCATACTTGAGACCACGTTCTTCATGAATCCTCTGGAGGCCGCAAAGCTCAACCGGTCCGCAATTCCACTCATAGGACTTGTGACAGATGCTCAAAAGCTTGTCCTGAGTGTACTTGAGGCAAGCGGAGAGACCATGGGAGTCCTGAAAGAGGATCCTAAGAACGATGATGAAGCATTCTATCGTGCTGCCACCTTCGTACCCGGAGGAACACAGCTTCGAAAAGTATTCGAAATTGCTCCTCAGGATAAGAAGGTAAACTTCTAAGCATCAAAAATATACTCTCCAGATACCCAACGGAATAAAGTGCCCCTCGAAATTCCAGGATGCATGACATGAGGTGTTCTTTGAAAATGCCTGAATACTTCTTTTATCTTATCCGGGACATTTGCTGCAACACATTTGTATACAGGTACAGTACTTGATATGAGTTTTACACCTCTGCACGTATATTGATAATCTGGAAACTTCTTGTACTTGCCAAAAAACTTGAACTGAAGTAAATGCAGATTTTTTTCATTACCACCTACAACCATGCAGATTCTGCATGTATCATATATAGGTCTCACAACAAAATCTCCAATCATCAGTGGGGTTCCAATAGAATCTGTCATAGGAACAGAGATGTAGCGATCACAGCTATCAAAGCTCCGGAAATAGCCGAAATGCCTGATATGATGATCACATCGATGTTTGAGAATCCTGGCTTCACAGGAGTGGGACATGGAGATACTGAGAACAGCTCAGGAACTCTTGCATTCATCACCTTGTCCATGTGATGCTTTCTCAATGCAGGGGGAAGCTTGATAAATGCCTCTGCACAATAACTTCTCTGCGCTTTTAGAAGAAGTTCAAGGTTTGATTTGATCACAGAAGGATCATTGGGAATAGTGGTACTCATTTTAAAGAAAGTGTTTGAGGGTGAATAAAGAAAGAACTCCAACGCCTTGCTGGAGGTAATAGGTATCAATTATAATGTTCCAACACCTCTTCCTCAAATTCAAGAAGAAGGCCGAAGTTGGATATCAAAGATGTCACATCGACACCCTTGTATTCTATGGATGTTATTTCCACAGAATTAGGAGTTCCTGGATAACCAAGACCGTTTTTATCATACGCTTTTTGAGGTTCCCCACGCATGAAGTCGTATTCAACTATGAAAGTTTCATCGTGTAGTGTCAATGTCATTGCCATTTATCTGTTTTTAGTTGCCCAAAGAAATTGCCCTGAGCCGTGTCACCTGCATTGAACCTATCAGCTTCGGCCTTGAAGTGAACTAGGTGAGAGTGTCGGCAAGTGTCCAGTAGGACAGCGTCATAGATAGCTGAATCTCCGTCCGTGTCTACCTGAATGATTCGGCAGTTGTGGAAGTCACCGCATGGGGTCGGTTGGGGTGTTGGGTCTGTCGACTTGAATGCTTGGTATGCGGCAAACACCATTAACGCAACGATGACCAATCGGTTTATCCAGTTCCTGAACGGATCTGATGGCGGTATGTCAAGACTTAGCTTATTCATTTATCGTTGATTTGGTGGTTATTTCCATTTCCTGTCACGCCTCTTGAATATGGCTTTTCGAACCAACTTAGTTCCTCTATCATGGTCGTATGTGTCCTTGTCCACAATAGGGATTGGAAGGTTGCGTTTGGTAAGTTCATCTGCGAATCGACCATGCCACATCTTCTTCGGCCATTGTTTGTAGCGTCTGACCCCGTTGAAAAATCTACTGGACTTGAAACCTCAGAAGCAAGAGATTGCTCTGACCAGTTAGTTGTCATCCAATTGTCTCCGAATAATTTCTCTTGCATTCGGATATAACAGTTCTTTAGATATTCATTGGACATTATAGGTAGCGGGACGCTGACAACCTTTCCTTCCCGAAATGTTTTCCAAATGAATGTTGGTGTCGCTTCTTTCATTGCTTTGTTTTTGGTGGTTCGTCATTAGTCAAACTCAACGTCCTACCCATGTTCATTGCTGATTCAGTTTGGACTACGTTGTCTTGCTTTGGTTTTTGGTCTGGATCGTTATCTAACTTCATCTGCTGGTGTATCAAGAAGTCTATTATTTGTTTAGCGAACATTTCTTCGTTGATAGCGGTGCCTCTATATCGATTAACTATCGCTATTAAATCGGATTTATTGTAACTGACGCAGTTATCCTGCTCTTGGCACATTAGGTAGCCTTCGATGAAGGCATCGCGTTTTATTTGCTCGCGATGCTCTTTAAAAAAGTCGGCTTTTCTTGGATACCTCTCCAAAGCAATCTGTTGTATCTGTTCGCGTGTTTTCATCCTATCAGTTCTATAAGCGTTAATAGTTTGGTGTAGGTTTTTACTTTTGGAATGGGTTCTCCATCGAGCAAAATACGAATGTCTCCATCGTGCTGAAATAGAATGTGAATGAACCACTTTCGAGGCGTGTCTTTTTCTTCGTTTGCTGGACGGGCATAGGTATAATACCCCTCAATGAACACATCATCCTTAATGAACCCATCTTCAATAAGCCTCCACCCAACGATTGAATCATTGAGTAGGTCTTGGAAGTGTTGGACGGGGATTTCGGTATGATCTTCTGGAATAAAATGAGCCACATAACCTTTGTCATTATGAATGAAGTAAGCCACCTCGTCTTTTTGATGGCAAGTGCGGTATCCAATTGTGCGTAGTGTGGAAAGTTGTTTCCACTCATCCTCCGTTGTCGGCCTACAATAGACCTCGGCCAGTCTTTGTGCTGTTGTTTTCATAGTTCGTTAATTTGGGTTTGGTCAACGTGGCCTGAACGATAAATCTTACATCGTTTGCAGTATTTGCCGTTATCACTCCCCTGTGAGAAGTGTTTCCAGTCGTGTATTCCGAAAAAGCATAGTATTCTTTTCATTGCGTTGTGTTTTCAAATTTAAGAGCAGCAGATATCAGCTTCGCTTTGGCCTCTGCGTACTGTTTCTTTTCGTTGTGCAGTTTCATCATCTCGTCCTCATAATTCTTCATCTTGGAGGCAAGAGGAAAAATCAACACAAGCGCACTCAAGAGTGACATAAGCCCGCAGAGGCATAGAATGGAAAGTACGGATACAAGCGTATAGATCTCACCTGTGCCGAACCTGGACAGAACTCGTCCGTCACCCATCAAATGATCGAATCCGAATAGTGTATAGATGAGTGAAGCGAAGAATGTTGGTAGTGCCAGAATTTAGCACATTATGATTACTTTTTTCATGGTCTCTGTTAATTTAAAAGTATCGAAGACCCTCTCATTTCCTAACCATCTGCCGACTCATGGGGATCGTAGAAAGAAAAGTACTCTGAGAGAAGTCTTCGAATATTGTTGTTAGTGAATAAGTTGTTATGTAAGGTCGTAGATCTTCGGATCATACGTTTCGTGTTCAAGTTCTGGTGAGGATTGGAGTTCCTCATGCGGTAGAAGTTGTTCTCCTACCATCTCTTCGATATGCCTTCTCCTTTCCTGTGCGATTTTCTCATCCTTGTACAGGATCTGTCCGTAGACATTCTTCTTATCGACATTGTGGAATTCAAGAATACGTTTCTTGTACTCATTGCTCATCTTGGAGTACCTACCGGCAATGAAATGCTTATAGTCCTCTTCCCATTTTTCAGGTACTTTGAAGACATACAATGTGGTAGGTCCAAGATCCTCCATCCTTTGGAAGATCGTAAGTTTCTTAAGTGCAGCTTCAAACTCAACAAAGCTCTTTATACCTGAGTATCTGTACAGTACAGCTATTACATTGTCCTCTTCAGGAGTGGCTATGAAACTGTTCATGAAGAACTGATGAAAGAAGTATGCGTGTTTTGGGCCTGGTAGCATGGGAAGTACATACACTGATGCCTTCGTCCTATGCGCAATTCTAAGATCGTAGATGGAATGGCCAATCCCGGGTCTACTTGTTATGCTATTGATCCTGTAGACCTGTTTGGGATTTCCCACGGTCACCTTCTTTCCAAGGGTGACCACTGCCTTATCAGGTATCTCAAGCGAAACTATCCTATTCCCCTCATCTCGTATCACTGACACATCCTGTGTGTTGTGCACGCTCAAGGTGAGCGGATCCTTGATCTCTATTTCAACCGGTCTTAATGCCATCCGTATAGATCTCTCTTACGTCAAAGGTTTTCAACGGAGGTAAAGTTATGCCATATCTTTCAAGATCGACATGCTCCTTGAGAACGTACACAAGATCCAAGGTCTCCTTGAATCTGTCAATGCTCTCCTTGATCTTACAACCGCTGTTATCAATGTACATCTGAAGTATTCTCAAAGGATAGTCCTCCTGAGTAACCTCGTCCAAGGATTTGTTCGTACGTACCTCTCCTATTCCTGGAAGTCCTGGAACATTGTCCACACTGTCTCCAGCTGCACATTGCATCCAAAGGAATCTCCAAGCTTCTGCACGGGATGTTTCCACCCATACGTTCTTGAAGTAATCATAGTGCTTTCCAGGCACCTGTTTTATGACGTCCTTGTCCGGACTGCATATAATGGTGTTCGTACTCCTGTACAATGAAACACAATCATCTGCTTCAAGATCAGGTACTGCGTAGAATCCCCATTCCTGTTCCGCATAGGCCTTAAGTCCGTAGTAGGCCGGAGGAGTATTCTTACCGCTCCTATTACCTTTGTACGGTTTTGTGAACCCTACACCATGCCTGAATGTGGTATAGGGTGTAATGAATGCGGCATACCTCGGTGTACCACATTTTGAAAGAAGGCTGAACATGAATCTGTCAAGCTTCACCTTGGCATCCTCGAATGTTGCTTCCCCCATACAGTAATACAGGGCACTGTCAGCATCAATAAGTGCCACCTGCCCTGAATCTGTTGCGAAAGGTGAGAGATCAATCTCTCCCATCAATCCTAATCTGACTATATCCAACATCTCTGTTCGTTCAATGAATTTGTAAATGAAAAAGAGGCCGGAAAGAACCCTTCTCTCCGACCTCCTTGAAAATATGTGAAAGTGATCTTACACTTCCAAAGCTCCCAATCTTGCAGCTTCCGCATCCAGCTCCTTCTGCTTGTCCAGGCGTACCTGTACAGCTTCAGCAAGCATCGCCTGCCACTGAGCATCTGTCTGCTTGGCATACGTTGAGGAATGGTAGATGCTTCCATTCACTCCTGAGAGTGATGAATGCACGAAATACTCCTTGCAACGGATGGCACCAGTATTGTCATCTGGCACAGCTCCTACGTTCATAGGATCCACGAAAACGTTGTGGATGTGTCCAGAATACTGATTGATGTACATCAATCCGCCCATGTGAAGTCCTTTCACACAACTGACATCGTCATTGGTATCAACCTGATCCCAACTATCAAGTGAATGAGTGCATCCAACCTTGATGAAATGGCCCGGCTTTTCAAATCCGTTCGCTCCTGAACATGAGAATGCATCTCCACTCATACCCATTACGGCAGGTATGAAGATACGGTCCTCAACTGTTTCAGGAAGTCCATCTCCTGTGATCTCACCGGTGTTGATGTCAAACGTTTTCAGATACCTTGGTTTCTGGATCGGTTTTCCATTCTCATCGGCCTCGTACTTCACAGTGTGCTCTGCAGATACCTTGTATCCGTTCAGAAGACCCTCATTGGTGATCTTCATCTGGTACATGGTGGCTCTTTCAGTTGCAACTGCCTCAGAGAAACCCTGTTTGATGAGGTCGGCCTTCACCTTTGGATGAACATACAGCATGTTCACAAAGTTGAAGAATTTCTTAGCGAATTTCGCACCCTTCCCTTTCTTGGAGAGGTTCGGATTACGCAGGAATCTCACCCACATCCGAATAAGCGGCATGTAATCGATACCCTTGTCCTGAGAAGCAAGGATACGGTCCACAAGCGCCTGTGGCATGGCAATGTTCGAAAGAACACCATTGTGCTGCAGATAGAACTTTCCATCCTTTTCATCGATCTTGATGTTCTCACATGCAGATTCGATGATTGTTGAAATGTCTTGCTTTACAAGCTCCAATGCTTTCGCAGCAATGACGTTGTACTCGGCCATTGTCTTCGCCTCAGCCGCTTCTGCAGCAAGTGAATCCAATGTGTCATTCAACCCCTTGCTGAATTTTATAGAGAAGTGTTCTTCTCCAATGGAGCCAGCTATCTGGTCTCCGATCACTGAAAATGTTATCATTTTATATTTTGTTTTTACTTGTTAAAAATACTCATTCTTTTGGAGTCCAGCTCCAATTATCCCTATCTCTGGCTCTCAGATACTTCTGAATCTCAATACTTCCAGAAGAATCGGTGAAACAGGAATCTGAAAGCATGTTAAGAAGATCTCCTACTCCTTCATTGTACTCGGAAAGTTCTCGGTGCAAATTAAGAATGTCCACATGGACAGCCTTTGCATCAGTTATATCTCCGAAAATGAAAAGTTCAAAGCTCTTCTGCGCAACTTCTTCCTCAGTCCTATCTTCCATACAGAAGGTCTGCATTTCAAAGAGCCTGTTGGCATGGTTTAGAATTTCACCTGTATCATGACGGAAGATGTTTCTTTCATACCCATCACGAAGATACTTCGACATGAATGACTTCAATTTCATGTACTTTGAATAGATATCAATGTCAATGTTATTGAAATACTGCATGTAACTGAACTTGTCCCATTCAGCTCCGAGTTTCAGAGCCGTATATGTATCCACAAGATCAGGATGCATGGTAAGAACAGTGTCATCCACTCTCCTATCATACAGCTCTCTCAACGGTCGTAGACCACAGTCCTCAGGTATCTGTTTGATGAGATCTGTACTGAGTTGGATCAACTGAGGTTGAGTAAAACCTGGAATTTCAAATACACTCTTTGAATTAAAATATCTTGAAGAAGGTGAGGTCCAGTAGTAACAGGCACAATATCCCATCTCACCTGACCAATTTGAATACAGATCTCTTACTTTTGGAGAGGATCCTTCAAGGAATAGTGCCGCCTCTTTCAAAAGATCTGAATCTGCAGATGCTGTGTAATACATGTCCTTTGCAGCGAATAGATCCTTTCTCTTAGGCTCAACCTTGTCCAGTATGAACTGAGGAGACTGATAAGCAGCATTCTCATACCTCAATGTATACCCGACCTCCTTCTCCTCCAGTTTTCTAAGCTCTGAAGGACTCAGAGTATCCAATGTTTCCTTTTTGGCAATCTCTTCAATAGAAGCTTCAATTTCCTTAGGAACCTCAACTTCACTGTAAAGTGCCATATCTGGACTCTCCTCAATGAGTTTCCAGACTATTTCAGCCCTGCTCTCATACTTTCGTATAAGATCATCCGCTGTTTCCGGACTCTTCATTCTCAATTTCACCTTCTCCTCTTCAGACATATAGGCCTTCTGGAAGGTCAGAAACGAATTTCTTCCAAGATGCTTACAGATGTAGAGGTCTCTGGCAGGTGAGTACTTCTCATCCTTGATGAACAGATGTCCCTTTTCAAGTGATGAGGTCTGATCCCACCTTTCTACAATTTCTCTCTTTGCCTTACCCGTGTACTCAATGGATACCTTTTCAACGATCACACCTGCGAACATTGAACTGATAGGCCCATACTTCAATCTCCTGTCCAATGGGAACTTCGGAGAGAGTTTTTCCTTGTCAACTATGTTGGACAATCTTCCGAGTACGGAATTGTTGTCCATCTTGCCAAAGGTGGATCTGCACCTGCGTATCCATTCGAAGAATTCTCCTGAATCCACAAGGCTTTCCTCTACAAGATTCTCCGCCTCCTGTGTGGCCCTGTCTATGACAGTATGGATATATTGCTTCGTAGCATCATTCCATATCACCTTCTCCCTGCTGGGAGTCACTGCAATTCCATCCTGAAGGATTATTTCTTCACCGGTATCCTCGTCCCTGTACGACTGTCGTATAGGACATTTGAATCCGATGCTTCCATAGATCTGCTGCATCTCAAGTTCCTTGAAATCAACAAATCCATAGTTTATACCTGCCGCATCCTTTGGCGACTTCACAATTACAATGTGAGGTTGATTGAATACAGTTCCTTCACTCAGTATTATTGACTCGGAGTTGTACAGCACCTGAGCCTTTGTACCTGTGGTATTGATTTGCGGACTATCTCTCTCATTGTCCACTTCTACGAATTTGATCCCGTCAACGTATACAAGCTGTTCCTTGACAGCATCCTTGAATGCTCCACGGTTATGCTTCTTCACACCCATTGATATGATCGTACGGTTCAACTCATCTGTTTCCTCGTAGTACACCCTATCTCCTGTTGAGAACGTTATGTATGGATTCTCTTTTTCAGTTACAAGATTGAACTTTCCAGTGACAAACTTGGTCTTGTACGGGTAACAATGGCATACGAAGTGCATACCGTTGTAAATGGTATCAATTGTGTAAAAGGGCACGTTGGTACTCAATGCAACCTTGGCTCCTACATATAATTCCCATGTTTCCATGGGTACGGACTATATCATCACCTATACGCAATAGGTGCAGAACGCTTTTTCATCGGGACATTACTCTCCGACTACTTCCTGTTATTAAGATGCTTCGCAGCAACTCAGGTAGTCTCTAAACCTTCCTCATCTGAGGCTTGGCTTTTGATTGTCATATTGAATTTTGAAAATTTTCTTTCAAGGTAGAAAGTAGAACCCTTGTATAGGTACTCATACAACTTTAAAACATCGTGTTGATGTTCAATGTTGTACACCCAACAATTCCTCTGCTTGCATTTTTGCACTTTGCCCTCCAATTTTGGAAGGTGTTCAAAAATAGCATCAAGAAAATCAGAATCTGTAGAGCAGAAATATGCTCTCTTACGAAGCTTCTCTTGAAAAGGATTTGGTATGTAGTAAGAGGTCTTTCGAGTATATCGATTTTTAACCTCATTTACAGTGATACCGCCATCTCCATCAAAAAATCCACGTATAAAATGTGGAGTAAGAGATCCTAAGCTTGGAAATACCAATCCTTCTACAGTCTTACGATGCCTAACTCCCAATTTCTTAAGGTCTCCTACGAGCTTGTCCGACACGATTTTCCACCGGGCCTGCGCAGAGTGTCCATTTTTCCTCATAGAGGGTGCATGCACAACAGACACGGATCCGTCTGAAGATATCTCTGATACCAATTTATCGAGTATCTCTCTATCATCAATATGGATTCCTATGGACATAAAATCCTGTCTATTTCCCTTACCTTCAAGAATGCACCCATCAGCTACTATGAAACCCAGCATGTAAGCTTTGATCTCTGTGTCGATGCATTCAAAATAATCTTCATTTACTTTGTACAGACGTCCCATTTAGAGAGTTTATGTTCGGTACAAAAGTATTAAATTCAACTTAGATTTCCAAAAATTCATTCTGTTTAATCGAGGAGATTTCTCTCCAAGTGGGCTAGTATGTCAACCCAAATGCTCCAAATCCTTCACTGGTATTTCGCTTTGTTGAGAATCCAAGTGCCAAAACACCTTCCAACCTTCTACCTCCAAGTCCAACACCGTTGTCGATGACCTCAAAGAGATCACAGAAACCGGCACCATCATTCCTCGTGTATCTGAGGATGACATCATTTTCAGTTGAAAGTCTACTTATATCGTAATATGCAGGGTCAAAATTGCTGTCCCTGTACTGTTCTCCATCCCTTCGGATGTAGTAATCATCCACGGTCTTCTTTCTGGTCAGTATCTCAATTGCTATTTCCTTCTCACGCTGGGAATCCCAGGCATTGGTGGCAAGCTCCCTCACAGTGGATGCAATGGGAGTAGAATACTGGGTGGACTGCAATACGTCATACATGAGCTTATGTGCTCCTGCATCGATCTTCTTTGCAATTCCTACACCATCATCCAGAGACGACTGATCGATGGTCTTTATGCTCATCGTCTATCGATTTTAAAATTTCTTTGATCGCCTCATCAACTTCCTTGAAAGATGTAGGCATGAACAGGAGGGGGCTTTCCCCTCTTGTATGAAGATACCTGAGAAACAACTTCCATCGGAACTTGAATCCTTCTGATTGGTACCCTTTTGTCTCTATCACCCAACTGTCTTCGTCACATACGAAGTCCGGAGTATAAGTGATAGGTCGGACAGGCGTCTGCCTCTCCTTGAATGCTCCCCTGGAGAATGACCATACTCTCAATTTTGGTTTGAAACCATCAATGAGAACATACGATCTTTTCTCGTAGGTAAAGGCCAGACCATGCTTTACAAGCTCCTTGTAGCAATAAAGTTCAAGTCTTGACTTGAATTCAATGCCTTCATGTGAGGATGCAATTGCTGTGGAATGCCTCTTACCCTTCTTCTTCTTTGTTTTTTTGAATCCTGTCATTGCCTTATCAATTTGAAAAGTGGGATCGGGCCATGGGCGAACATCAGATCCGAAGGATCCTTTGCTTCATACAATGAAGGAATGCAGATATTTTCAAGTCCGTACTCTTCACATATTCTGAGTGCCACACGTTGACCCGGGTTATCCTTGTTGGTGTAATCGTTGTCGTATAGGACACGTATTCTATTGAACCTCTTTGAAAGAAGCTCTATGAGCTCTTTCTTTGGCATCACTCCTTCATTCTGAAGTGCAATTGCCGGTATTCCAAGTTCAAAGAGGCACATCACATCCTTCAATGAGGAAACAAGAAGTACCTCTTCTCCCATTGAAGGAAGCATTTCGAAACCTTGAATGTCCCCTTCTCCAACATTGCCTTGCCATTTATAGGCCAGCGCCAAGGGAGAGTAGATCTTATACTTTCCATTCAGATGAACATAGGCATAGCACACTTTGGATGCTTGAAACCTTATATCATTGATCCAGTAGTGTGTTATAGCAATAACATTGAATCTTTTGAGAGTCTGTACAGATATCTGAAACTGTTCCCAGAACACCCTGTCCAGAAAATTGAGATCCCTTGATCTTACACGTATCACTGAGGGTATTTTTGGACGAACGTCCGCTTCCACATACGGACGTGGGGAGAAAGTTGCCTTTCCTGTACCAAGCCCGAGACCAAGATCGACATCGATCCTGTTAAGCGCCTCAATGAATGTGAGTGAGTACTTGTACATGACATACCCGATACTATCGAATGAATGTTCAGGATACCCGAAATCCATGTACTTGAACTTACCCTTCCAAAAGGATATGACTGCACTTGGAACAGGATCCTCCCTGAATTCAGAGGAAAACTTTACTCCGATCTTTTGCATTGATTGACAGTAATACCTGAATATTTCAAGATCTGATACTCTTGACCTTATCTCATCAACTGATAGCACTGCATCACTGTTCCTAATGTCTACGGCCATCTTATATGGAATTTAAAAAGAAAGGGCAGGAAGATATACTTTCCAGCCCTTTCTCTTTTGAGTTACTTCTTTGTTTTCTCAGAATGGAAGATCGTCATCCAATCCTTCCAGCTCAATATCCTCATCAGGTCCTACAGATACATTCTGAGGAAGTGGATCCGGAGTCACAACACCTGGAGTGTATTGTCTCCAATCAATGGTGTAGTCACCTTTGATGGCACCATACTCCTTGTTCAATGCTGCTACGAACAGATCATCTCTCTGAGGTTTCATCCTTCCGAAATGACGTGTGTAAACAGCCTGATACTTACCATCTCTCACGTACACGAGTACGCGGAGTACATTCTTATCAAGAACCTTCAACAGCTCTTTCAATTCCTTCACGTTTCCTTTGGCAACAGCTCCTGGATTCTCAAGATACACCTTTCCACCTGAGGCAACATTCGCCCAGGCCTTGATGAACTCGATGAGCGTGTCCATTCCTCTGTGACAAGGATACCCTGTTTCAGGATTCTTGTACCACTGTGGAAGATCCGTTGGATCCATTTTTCCATTCTCAAGTTGTACGGCCCATGTTTCCTGACCAAGATTGTTCAGGAATTTGGTCTTTGTACCATCCTTGCTCACCCATGGAGATGGGTTGATGAGTATCTCCACTGGAACATGCACTGCTGCTCCGCCTTCTACCTTGGTCATAAGCCAGAATACCACCTTCTGAAGAGCACCATCTCCGAAATCAGCCACATAACTGGGCTCCTTCTGATACATGACACCCATGGCGTGCAACTCTGCAAGAGTCGGATTCACTGCCACTACTTTCACAGGAACTATGCCTGTATACAACACCCCGCCCGAGCCGGCAACCGCCTCTTCGGAACTATTCGATTCTATAGCCATTTTACTTGCTTCTTAGTTGATTTATCAATTTTCAATTCTTTCCTTTTCCTGGTACTCAGAAGATACCGAGGATCAAAGATCCAAGGTATCGTCAGTTTCTTCTTCCTCGTCTTCAAGGATCTCAGGAGACTCCTCGAAATCATCTTCCTCTGTTTCCATAGGATCTGTTCCAAGACCTTCAGGTTCTGTAGGAACATCGGTAACCGCCTGTGGTACTTCCGTAGGTGGAAGTGGCTGTGTTGGAAGAACAGGCTCCGTAGGAACTTCAGCTGATGCCACGAATTCGAATGGAAGTCTCTTCACTTTTGCAGGCTTTTTACCTACGAGCAATGGATCTTGGAACATCTTGTCCACCATCCACTTCTCGAGTTCACATCTTTCCTTCTTTTCATCCAGATAGGCATATCGGAGACGGATCTCTTCTCTGCTTCTACCGGCCTTCAGATCTTCAAGGAGCATCTGAGGTGTGATCTTGTCGATCATGATGCAGTTGCTCAGATCTCTTATTTCTCCTTCTAATGTAGGAGTTGCATTTACTTCAATAGACATTGTTTTATGATTTTGAATTGTTAATTACTTGGTACTGGAATTTCTTCCTTGTCGTAGGCTTCTACGAGTTCAACAACTTCTTTAAGGTCGTTAGGAATGTACATTTCTGAGAACATTCCCATTGGGGATTTTGCTTCCCGCATGTGATCCTGCTGTGTCTGAAAGACAAACCGATCATCTCCCTTTCTATCAGGAAGGATTGTGGTATGCAGTACGATCCGAACATAACTCACAGGATCAAGGTTGTCTCCGAGAAGCTTTCCGAAGATCTTGAACTTTGCGAACTGATCATCTGATTTGTCCACATGGTGAAGTACAACGATCTTCACATCGGCCGGCCATACTGGTGCCTTAAGGAAAAGCGCCTTCATGACATCCTTTGCAAAGTGTTTCCATCTCTCAAAGGTTGCTGAACCTGTGGACTTGGCCATGAATTCATCACTCAATATGCGAGCGTTGAAGTAATGTGAAAAATCCTCTATCACCACGAGTTTGATCCCTTTCTTTATCAGAGAATCGATCTTGGGTGTGATGTCGTTCATCTCTGCTACGAGCATTTTTCTGTTTCCCCATACTGCATCTCCCTTCCTAAAAGGTAGAGGCTTTGCATTAGGGGTCAATATGACGGCCTTCATGGCCACCGGGTCAATATTTCTCAATGAAGTACTCTTTCCTGTTCCGGAAGGGCCTTCAACTATGATTATTTCTGCCATTTTTCTTATTTCACTTGGATTTGAATTTACGTTCCGTTATAGTGAATGTACTACCATCAAAATCGTACGGTATCATTCCCAGATAACCATCCCTGTTCTTCTCAAGGTGTACTGCCAGCAGTCCCTTTGGATCTTCACCGCAGTAGGTTGCCGTTATACCATAAAGGTCGAACGGTCTTTGTATCATCATCACCACATGTGCATCCTGACCTATGGAGTCTCCTCCGAACAGATCTGACAACATCGGTTGATACTGATTTTTTGCTCTGTGTTCTTTCTCGATCTCCCTGTTCAACTGTGAAAGGAGGATCGTTATGCTACTCATGTTTCCCTGCATTCTCATGCAGGTCTTTGAAAGAGTGTTCAATCTCTGCAACTCCTGCTCTTCCTGACCTGGTACAAGCCTGGAGTGATCGATCATGTTCAAAATGTACGTATCAGGATGCCTTTTATGGTAGGCCTCACATGTCGCTTCGATCTCTTTGGCCGTCTTCGCCCTGTTCTGAAAATACACGGGATATGGCATGTACTTGCTTACACTCTGAATGAATGATTTAAAATCATTCTCAGAAAGTTTAGCATCTACAGAGTACAGTTCTGCCATTCCTTTACCCGTATCCTTTGATGCACTTCTAAGAAGCTGTTGATACCCAGGCATCTCAAATGACCAATAGAATACCACCACCTTCATCTTCAACAACTTGGCATTGTCAAGAATGTCAAAGAGAAGTTGATTACTGAAAGCACTCTTACCAGTTCCAGGCCTACCGCCTATAACATACATCTTACCTGGCTGTAAACCTCCAAGAAGCTGCCTGTTAAGTCGTGCAAACTTCGTAACAAGAAGCTTACGTTCTCCCTCTCTTGCAGAATTTACAACTGCAATGCTGGCCCTTGCGGCCGTTCGGATATGCTGAAGTCCAAGCGTTTTGATGAACGCATCATCGTCCTCCTTAGAGTACTCTATTGATTCGGCCATCGTCTTCCTCCTTTTCCTCTACATCCATCCATTTCTCCCACCCGTGGGAATTCACCCACACCTCAAGCATTTGAAGGTATTTCAGATTGCCCCGTTGATGTGTGAGCATTGCATTGAGGGCCTTCATGACCTTCTTATGCTTACCCACATCATCACCTATGGCCCTCTTGTATCGTTTTCTTGCAATATCATTGGCCTTTGCGGAAGGATCTGCAGCATGAAGCACCCTATACCCACCCGGTTCTCCCACTTTCATAGGATAAGTGGAACACAGCTCTGCGAACATCCTGTCAAAATCTCCTTCCACAAGGTCAATGAATTCCTGCCTTACTATTACCTCAGTACCTGTATTCTTAACAAGTCCAAGAGCTTCAAGCTTCTTGAGATCAGGTCTTACCTTCAACTTGCCTTCAAAGCTCCATTTACGGTGCTTTAAAAGCATGAAGATGTATTCATCCGGACTGAGGTTCTGCTCCGCGAGCCAATCCAGATCCATCTGCACCATTTTCTCCATGTATCAGAATTTGTTCGTAACCTGCAATGTCGTTGTGCCTTTCCTCGACAAAGCGGTATTCGTGATCATTACTTCTTGACATCTCCTTGGCACGTTCGAGGAGAGTACTTAAAGATACGTGTTTCTCCGTTAACGGAGGCATCATATCCATACGGAATTCCGTCTTTTTACTTCTTTTTTCTACTCCCATGATATTCTACTTGGATCTGTACTTTTCAATGCATTCCTCAACCATTTCTCCTCCTGTGAATCTTTTACATACACGATGGTGATAAATCCTGTCTTATCAGGATCTGTCGCATCTATACGTACGAATCTTCCAAGCCTCTGGATCATTGTGAGAACCTTACTTGTAAGGCCGCATACGATACCGTGGGCAGCATTAGGAACATCCAGGCCCTGATTCAGAGCTTTTACACTCACAAGACGCTTGCATACTCCGCTTTTGAATTCGGAAAGCGCCTTTCTGTTGTTCTTCACACCGTTCTTCGAATGATACATCTGACTTTGAGGTATCGCTTTTGCCAGTTTTTCCACAAAGGCCACATTGCCACCGAATACAAGTGCACGTCCATCGACATCCTCTAACAGTGAAACTGTCTTAGATATCTTGTTATGTGCCATATCAATGAGTTCTTTGCGTTGCCTTATGGCTCTGTAAAAACCTACTGCGGCAACCATGTCCTCCTTAGGATATGCTTTAGGATGTTTCATGATTCCTTGGGCCATGTTGAAAGCATCGAAACCGAGCTTGTTCTTCCAATGTCCGAAGTTCCTGTTCACAGTACCGTACAATGCACTTTCCTCAGGTGTGAGATCCACAGCTATGCATCTTATCCTGTATGGGGCCACGAATTCCCGCTCAACACATTCGTCAAGTGAGATCGAGTAGACCACCGGTGCAAGTTGATGCAGCCTGTTCCTGTAGATAGGATCCTCAGGCTCTGTTGCTGTACAGAACATCAGTGGGCCCTTTACCTTGCTGAAGAAGACATGGCACATGTCAGTCATTCCGAACTGTGCCTCATCTCCTACAACTACGCTGTATCCTTCTGGATCCAATTTTGAAATGGACGCATAGCAATGTGCTTCAACATGTTCATTCCAGAATGCATCCCGTCTTTCCTCCTTATCCGTAAAGGACATGAGTTCATCTTTGAACCTGTCCTTCAAGTGATCAAAAGGTACGAGTATGAGGATCTTCTTTCGTTCATCTCCTTTCCATGTTCTCCAGGCCTTCAATGCTGCTTTCCACATGACCCTGGTCTTTCCAAAGCCTGTACCGGCAAGAACAGAACCTCTGAAATTCGCCTTCTCAAGAAGGTTTGCTACAAGTGCCTGTTCAATGTCTCTTTTTGATCTTCCCTTCAGTAATATTCCGTTCGACATGATTTTCGTTGTTTATGATTGAACTGCAAACAGAGCAGATATACATTCCTCCGAGAGGTTTGAAATGTCTGAGAGGTTTATTATCCTCAATTTCCTCCTGATTATTGCAGTCAGGACACTTGATTGTTATTTTCATTTCTGCCAACATTTTGAGATCGTTGTATCTGCCTTAAGAAGACCATTGGGAATAACAACAAGAGCTGCGTCTTCCATCAATTTCGTCAATTCCACTTTCCAGGTTTCAGCAAAGTCCTCCTTTGCTATCGTATCCACCTGATCATGGACGGTGAGCAATAGCTTCACCGGTAATTTATGCGTATTTATGAATTTTCTGATCTTAACGAGTGCGTATTTGGTCATGTCCGCAGATGAGCCTTGTATAGGACTGTTCTTTGAGGCACGTTCAATAGTGGAAAGAAATTCTCTAACACTATCAGTTTCCACATACCTCAACTTAGGATTCCAACCAGGGAATTCCCTACGTCTTTTGAATGGAGCATACGTTTCCGCATATCCATTGTCAACTCCGAACTGTCCGAGCTTCTGAAGGAACCCCTTTATTGATGGGAACTCCTTGAAGTACTCCTGAATGAGCGCTTTGGCCTCAGGTAAAGGTATTTCCACAAGTTCTGACAGCTTTCCGGCTCCACCTCCATAGGCAAGCATGAAGTTTATCGATTTGACCTGTGTCCTTTGCTTCTTATGGGCCTTACACTCACATTTCTCCTTCTTCATTGTGTAAAGGCAATCCTCTTCCGCAGCATCTGTCCACTTCTTCTTGAAGATGAGTTCAGCGCATACAGAGTGCAGATCATGTCCGTTCTTCAATGCTTCCAACCATACAGGATCCTGAGAACCATAGGCTATCACATTCAATTCCTGACTTGAAAAGTCTGAACTGACGAATACCTCTCCCTCAGATGCTGTAAAACAGTTTCTGAAAATGTTGTCTGCCGGCACCTGCTGCATGTTCGGGTTTGCACTGGAAACACGTCCAGTGTTCAGTATCTGTTTGAAATCAGTATGGATTTTTCCATCTGCCCGCAGATTCTTAAGGAATGCCTCACCGTAGGATGATACGACCTTTGCCTGCTCCTTGTATTTCACGTAGAGGGCTATCAATGGATGTTTGCTCCTATGTAGGTATAGATCCTTCCCATTCACTGACTCAAGTGTAGGAACAACCTTTTTGAAGAGCTTCAATGTCTGTGTAGGTGATGACCATTGTATCGCAACCTTGCGTACAGGATCTCCGAACAGATCTCCTTGTACATACGCAGGTACGAATGCTGAGAACAGCTGGTCATTTGCCACGATCTCATCCATTCTTTTCTCGGATGCCTTCATGTCCACTTCTACTCCCTGTCCCACTTTTCTCCAAGCTTCAGAGTTGATGTCCATACCCTCAAATTCCATGTCTGCAAAAGCAAGTACAACTGCATTCTCAAGTGAGACCACGTTGCCAAGCCTTCTCTGCTTTATGAGGGGGATCTGTTTTTCTCTGATGTCCAGAAGGTATTCAATATCTTTTGCACCATAAACTATCTGGGCATCGGTGTACGGTCGTCCATCAAGTCTGATGAACTGGTTACGTACGTCCTTTTTGAGTTCAATTCCGAGGTGTCGGTCGCATAGTGCACCAAGCCCGAATCGAATATCGTTCCTACCACAGTGGTAGACCTGTTCAACAAGCATTGTGTCCCAGACACGTTCGAGTACAATCCCTTCGTTCCGTATAAATTTGTAATCGAATTTTGCATTGTGAAGTATCTTTAATATGTTCTCACTCTCAAGTATCTGTTTCAAGGGTTTCAAAGATTGTACACGTGCGTCTATGACGAACTGCCTTTCCTTGTCACCTATTTGGAGCATGACCACCTTGTTTCCAATGTGATCAAGTCCTGTGGTTTCAGTGTCGAGTCCAAGTATGGACCTACTACTGCAATATTCCACACACTCTTCAATGCCACACTCCTGTATGTCACTGAAATTCCTTTTTTCTCCTATGAACCTTATCGTGTCCATAGCGTCAATCGTTTCTGAATCCTACACACACTGGAAAACGTGGCAGTCCTTCATCAGTTTCTTGGAAGTATCTTATTTCAGCCTTTTGACCGATGTACTTCTGCTTGTTCTTGAGAATCCATTCTCTTTCCTCAAAACTGAATTTGAGAGAGGCTTTGAATCCACCTTTGCATACGATTATTCCCTGTTCAGGACGTCTGTCTGAGGGAATGACATCTACGACCTCTACGGTCATATCCTTAAAATCCTTGAACTTCAATAGATTGGAACTTCTTCCGTTGATCTTGTAAGACTCCTTTCCATGTCTTATTATGGTTCCTTCATATCCCTGTACAAGGAATTGCCGGTGCCATTCAATGATGTCCTCTTCACTCTCCACCTTCCATGTTGGAACGGGTTCAATAAGTGTGAACAATGCTTCACTGAATACTCTCCTAAGCTTCAGGAAACGTTCATGAAAAGGTTCATCTGATACCACATCGTAGACGTGCATCTTGATCTGTTCTGTTTTTCCCTGTCGATACTTCTTGATAAGGCTCATGTTCTCCTGGAAGGAAAGTCCATGTGCGTACAACTCACCATCTGGTACAGCTCCGAGAGCCTGTCTGATGTACTTCAACTGATTATGAAGATGTCCTACATTGTCAATCTCCTTACCTGCACGAGATAGAAGAACATCGTCCTCTATCCCGAGACTTCTCATGCCATCCAACTTAGGCTGGACATAGACCGGGTAGGTCCAATCGATCTTGTGCTTCTCCTTGTTGAACTCCTTTGCAAGCATTGGTAGAAGTACAGCCTCTTCCTCTGCTTCTTCACGGGTTCTGAAGTAACCCTCATCGATCTTCTGATTGATCTTTGATGTACACTCAGATACTGCCTGCTCCTCTGCGGAGGTAGCATTGCTCCTTCCTACATTCTTGGGATGGCACTGAGTCACATTTGTGACCTTCTTACTGGTTCCAATAAGGCCTGATATCTGTACTACAGTATCATGCTGTGGAAATATTTCGAGGAAACGTATCTTTCCCTTTGTGTCTTTTTTATAGAGTATCATGACTCATCTGTTTGAAAGTGAAAGCCATCTTATCGGCCATACTGGGGAAAGATGACTGATCCTGGGAACTGTCCTCAGGACGAATTTTGAAGAACCATAGGGCTCTCCATGCGGTGAAACGTAATACAGTCTGAAACTATCAGGTGTGAGCATCAAACGATGCTGTACTCCTTCGATCCTGATGTCCATATCCAATCCACCTACTACCTCAGTGATGCAAAGAATGTCTGATATTTCTACTACAACATCTCTTTTTCGATCCTGAGATCTTCTACGCTCTGCTACTACTGGAATCTCCTTTTTCATGATCTGGAGTAAGTGAAGATAAAGAAAAAAGAGGAGCACCACATACAAGATGTAGCGCTCCCCTGTAAAAATGGTCTGGTGATTACTCTCCGGAGAAAGTGACCAACCGGGCCTTCAGAACTTTGATCTTCTCCTCGTAAGACTTAACGGTCTCTTTCTGAAACTCATTCGCCTTCTCGATCTGAGATTTCACGTCCTGAACCTTTCTTTCAGCCGATCCTACCTGGTTAAGGTATTGAGCGATGTAAGCCTTCTGATCGGCATTCGTCTTGATACGGGTCGTATCAACACTTTCGTACGCCTCTTTCACTGCGGCCTCCGCATCCTTCAGATCGTCATTCAGAGAATCCAATTTCTGCGTGTGCTGAAATGCGACCGATTTCAGGTTGGTTTCCAATGAGACCAGATCTCTCTCAGTTGCTTTACGGACATGTCCGAAGAATGAGAGAACCTGACCGTCTTCTCCAAGGTTCAAAAATGCGATCACTCGCTGTTCAATTGTCAATGGTGCTCCTACTTTACTCATGATACTTGTTTTTAATTGTTTATTAATTTGTTTTTGAGTTACATTTTAGCAGTACGACCTTTAAATTGTTGTGGTCTTCAACACTATCAACTCAATTGCAGGCTCACTCTGAATCACTCTTCCGAGCCGATCCTCCACCATTCCAAAACGACTGATATCCGCACCGTCATGGATCAAGCTGTTCAATCGCTCCCAATACGCATGCCCTTCAGAAGTATCTTTCCATTTAAACCCATAGGATAGATAATGACATGGTATCAGGGGCTCGACTTCAACAGTGAAAGTGGCATCGAAGTAAGAACTTGCAGCACTCGCAATATGAGGCGGTAGATTCTTCTGATACCAATCAATGAATTTACATCTCCGTATCTCCAAAGGATCTTCTACAGGAGTTGATATGATCTCTGCCCATTTACCACCATCATAAATTCCCGTACTCAATACTTTATCTTCAAGCCTGCCACAAGTAGCGATTTTGAATTCCCCGCAGGAAGTATCAGCATGTCTACTATTATTTCTTGAAGTAGGAATGTATTGGGTTCCTTTAGGGTATCTTCTACGTGCTTCTTCAAGTATCTCTTCCATGCCAATTGTCCTTACAGGTTCAGGTGCAGGTATCTCATGAGGCAGAGCCCTTCTGCAAACAATAATGCCTCTACCTATATGAACTGGAATATTTTCGAAGGAATCCCATTCATCAGATTTTACTGGATTCAAGAGATTTCCAGAAATGGAAGGAACAGAAATATCTCCATAACTTTTACCCAAAGGACGTACACCTACACTTTTGATGATTCCAATACATCCGTTATTGGCATGTTTGTAGCCCCATCCACCGGCATCCACCATCACCGCATACTCTCCTACCTTAGGCTCCCACTTTTCTTCTACCGATTTCTCAACAGGTGGAACGAATCCCACAGGCATGAGTTCAAAAGCAGGACTCTTATGGACATCTTTTCCATGATATCTTGGGTTTTCAGTACCATCAGAAATACCGAATTTATTACATGCTCCCCAATACTCATAGGAATTCTTGGAAGATACGAATTTCAGATAATCTCCTTTATGACAAGGGTAATGCCCTTTAGCATGGTCATCTAGACACTTTATATACCTTCCAGTAAGATCTTCTTCTACTTTCATGGTCTTCTTCTTTTCCTGGTCATCGTAGGCTTCCTTAGTTGATGGTTTGAAATGATCTTCTACACCTTGAGTTGATTGACCGCTTCCTTCACTATATAAGATTCTATAAGAATATTTAGAAGTATCTGTTTTATAAACACCTCCGACTTTAGTGTAATTACCCCAACCCTCCGGTAACTTGATGCACTCCACATACTCAGGAACAACACTTTCAGTCACCTTCTTAGAATCTTCCAATGACACGAATTTATTAACTTTGATGCAGGCTTCTAACCAGTGTTTCTCTTCTTCAGTTGCTTTGGTCATGTAAGTTGCAGATGAAAACCTACCCGGATTCCAATAATCTGAAGAGTTACCTCGGATTGCAATAGCAGAAGAAGATTTGTTTTCAGTACACTTTCCTATAACAGGATCTCTATCGTTCTCACTATAATTATACCTATAAACCTCTCCCTCAACAAGATCAACAAACTTCAGTCTAACAGGTGCTTTCTCCTCAGCAGACTCTTTCAACACCCACTTTTTGAATTGATCAAAGGTAATCTCTGTGTATCCTACCTTAATCTCATTCCAATAATCAATGATTTTCTCCCCATCATAATGGTAGTATGAATCTGAATTTCCAGTTAGATTTCGGGGATTACCACTCCATAATCTGAAACGAGACTGTTTGAGCTTTTCACCTCCTCTGATACACCATTTCTCAGGCAATTCTGTAAGTTCTTTCATAGTAGGTGTTTTATCGACATGACCTTCAGGTAAGTATTGTTGAATTCCTGATAGATCTGAAAGTAATTCAAATCTGCAACTTAAACGTGCAAAATTTTTACTAATTCTGAATTTGTATCCATCACCAAAATCATAAATTTCTTCTGAATAATGCCACTCTGAACCTTGTAATTTTAAGAATTTCTTCCATCCATTAGAAGAAAGAGATGCATACCACTTTCCAACTTCAAACTGAGGTTCAGTCTTTACGGGTGCTGGAATGTCCTCTTCGAACTCTACAGGTTTAGCAACTATTTTTGCCCAAGTACCCCTATGATAAACATTTGGAATCCACTTCAATTCTGAACTTCCCTTAACACATTTACCTTCAAATCCCACATTTTCAATCTGATCAGTAGGATAATAAGGAGTATGTGAAACAATCTCATACACCTCCGGAACAGAAGACACACGGACAGGTGTGAACCATGTACCGATGGGATACCTCTCCTTAGCTTCCCTTAGAAGTTTCTCTCCGGGTGATTCCTCAGGCTTTGAACTTATCTCAGCCCATTTTCCATCCCAATACAGATATCTGTTAAAACTTGTCAGTCCGTATTTTGGATCTTTGTCTATATTCCAAAGATGGTCCTCAATTTTACTGACAATGTCGTCAGCACTAAATGTAAAATCTGTGTCCACAACTATACACCCTACGTCCTTTTTACTTACATGAGGTGGATGAAACACAGTACCTACAGGATAGTCTTTCTTTGCCTTTTCAAGCAGTTCTTCTTTTGTTGTCATCTGTTTAAGTTTTAGGGTATGCCTTCAAGGCATGTACTTTACCATCACCGAAAGGATGAGGCAGTTCTCTGGCAAGAAGTGATGGAAGGTTATCAATAACCTCAAGTTCTCCTTCTTTCCACCAGGCATTCTTCTCCTTGCCCGGGTTGAGATCTCCAATGAATGTAATAGAGGCCTGTATCTTGCCTCCATCATATTCACCGATCTCTTTTATCAGCGCAAAACCTCCCTTAGGGGTCTTTACAAAATCCAATGATTTCATGATATTAAATGTGTTTGTAAAATGTTGAGTGAGGGATCCAGGACTTGAACCTGGAGAGCGTACTTAGAGTCAGATTTCATATCGAGGATATCTGTATTCCCTGTTCTGCTTGTAGTTTCCTACGAAGGACAATATCAATAATTGTTGCGTCTACCAATTCCGCCAATCCCCCTTGTGCCAGTCTTTCCTGGCAGTCTTTTCAATAAGCCAGACTCAAAGAGCTAAGAGTCTTTCTGGCCTCTATGGTTCTTTCCACACGAAGGAAGAGTCCTTTGAAAGGCTCTTTCTCCAACTTAGAGTTTAACAGTTTCTTTCCTGTATCAGCATCATGCACATGAAGATCTTCCAATGGAATATCCACGAATGAACTATGTGCAAGAAGAATGCCTATAGTCTTAGGATTGGCAAGCCGGAACCGATACTCCTTCCTGCCTTTATACCAATCGTAGTGTGGATGATCGTGAGCATTATGCGAAACTTTGAATGAAACTGCAGTAGTACCCTTTTCATCCTGTTGCATGAGATTGGAGTTGTAGGTAACTATACCTACCTCAATATTCATGTGTGGAAGTACCTGATCGAATGTATCCGGATACATGTCCACCACATAGGCGATCTTATCACAGATGTCATAGGACAGATCCGATACCTTCTCAAGAAAGGCTTTGAGACGTTCAGGGTCATTGACAGTGGTCTGCTCTTTGATGAAATCCAATGCCACATCCACTGTCAATGGATCGAATTTGAAATCGAAGAGTATGCGACCAGGTCTGTTGAAAAGGAACTTGGAAAGATTCCTACGTTCATTCACGGTCATCACATTGAATACCTTCACAGCAGTTGTAAGACCGTCAAAGAAAGTAAGCAAATCTGCGGATGGATCTCCAGCCTTAGTATCAGCCGATGAATAGTTCTTCTCAAATTCATCGAAAAGAAGCATTACAGGCCCTCCTACACATTCAAGGACGGCCATAATGATATGCATAGGCTGTCCATTTACAAGAAGAATGGGAAGATCCGTGGCCTTGGCCACATTGAGCGCTGTCTGCGTTTTTCCATTCCCTGAAGTGCCTGTGAGCATCACTGATGGATTCTTACTGGTGGAACTGTTCCACAATGTGATCATCGTGTCCATTGCCTCCTTCGCAGTACCTGTAAGATTGGGCACTGTATGTGGATCAGCAAGCTTCTCCAGATGTATTCCGGCCATTGTCTCCACGATCTGATAAAAACCGAAAGGAAGTTTTGGAAGTAATTTTCCTGAATTGCCGATGAGATTGAACGTTGTTCCTTTTTGATAAAGCATGATTACTGTTGTTTTAGATTGTTTTTATTACTGGTTTTTAAGCTTCAATCCCAACTGTATATCTACTTCATTTTCTGAGTATATCCTACGTTGAACAAGAAGAGTACGTAAATGGCAAGAATGAAGATCACTTCTAATATCCAAAATCTGGTAGATTCCAACAGAATTTCAGCTGTCACATTCGGAATGACCTGTCCGAACATGTGGGCATACAGGAATGCACATGCAACTGTTGTGAATGGGAAGGAAAAGAGTGAAAGAATAAGCGCTGTTCCGAAGGAAATAAACCTGTCCTTTACAACTTCTTTTCTCTTGTAAGGTCCTCTCGATCTGACTACCTTTTCTTTCAGTACCTCTTTAAGAATTGCAGGTTCATCCACTTTGTTCTCCACGGTCGGAGTAGCAGTATAAGTGGAAGCCGTTGTTTCTACCGGATCAGAAGACTTTGAAGAAATTCTACCGGCTGCCTGCGTCTCCTTATACTGATGGATACGTGAAATGATCTCTCTTACCATTTCCGCATTCGGAGCAGTGGGAGATTTCCATACTATACGTCCATCCTTATTACCGATGATGCCTCCATTTGTAAGAATAACATATAGCATTCCAGCATCTAAGGAGAGTCCCTTCTCCTTACGCAGATATACAGTGAGATCGTCACGTTTATAAAAAATAAGGGTAGGACTTTGAAGTGCAGCATGCATCTCCTTCATTACTTTGGTGTACTTGATTACCATTCTTGGAACGGTGTTTCTCTCTTGTGACATGAAAAAAAGGTTTAAGATTAGTGTTTGAACGTGTTTAAAATTTAGTGGAGGATGCAGGACTCGAACCTGCGACCATACTGCAAGAAGCAGTTTCTCTCTAACCATCTGAGCTAATCCTCCTACCACCGGTCTTTCCCGGTTGTCAATGGTACTGCACCCGCACCATCTGGGATCGTCTTACGACAATAAAATTAGCAGAGAGGTGTGCTGTTACGCTAAATGCTCAACGGAATCTACATCAGCCTTGCTCCTGTGGCCTTATTGCCTACCACATCCTCAGTGTTCACGACACCAGGTTAAGAGGTTAAGTCCCGGATCCTCTCGTACAAGGGAACCTTACTGATCATTGAGTTACTTACCTGAATACTACTCCAGCGGGCCTGAGGATCTACGAGTCTTTCAACTTTAGAGGCAGGTTACTGTATAATAGATTTTCATGTTCACTCCTCCCGAGTTCTTCCGTTACGCGCCCTACAATTCAGGTTTCACGGTACTTGGATTCGCGTTTTACCAAGTATTCCCTCTTTGCAACTCCTTAGATGATGGCTGCTTCCAGGCCAACATTCCAGCTCTGCCTTTACTTGTACCTGATCACATCAGACCATGAAGGTCCATTACTGACAAATACCTTGTCGAACTTCACATTCAACGATGCAAGAAGACCATCGATGTCAATATGGAACTGGTCCATACATGTCACCACAAGATTCTTCTTCCTTCCTACAGAATACGGAGAATCGCACTCCAGAGCGTAATTCAACAACTGTGGATTGAGATGTGCGATTCTGAACTCTCCTTGATGCTCATTGAAAATGTTTGTCTCGTTCTCATTGTTTCTGAGTTCAAGCTTGCATTCATCAGGAAAATACCCATTACCATGTCTTGTAGCATAGCTACGTGTGACATAATAAGTTTCATCATTTTCTCCTCTCCACATGCTTGCATTCTTGCCAGTGGTGTTCGACCTTGTGACATTGGGAAAGAACCCATGATCCATATCAAGAAGAATGCCTTGAGCGCCCTCGTAGATAGGAGTTCCACCTATACTGAACAGATTTGGCACCACCGTAATGATCTCTTTCACTCTTTCCACAAACCCATTGAACAGGTCTATGGACACATGTAGTTCAGTTGAAGATGGACATTTCGAATACTTCTCTATGTTCTCCAGCTTTCCAGCAAGAACATCCGGATAGAACAGATCTCGCACATGCAATTTGTAATGATGTTCCTGTCTTTGTATAGTGGTGCCAAAACCGGCCCCTACAGAACCATGATTCATGATCTTCTCACGTTCTCTGTTACGACAGATGTCGAACGGAGTAGTGATAATGGCCATGGGATTCACATAGATCTTAGGAGCTACAATCTTTCCAAGAAGAACATCATACTCTCTTACAAGCGCAGGAGGATAGAGAGTACAGTACTCACTCCAGTAAGTTGGAGCACCTTGAAGTGTTCCTGAACCGAAGGAGGAGAATACATGCCTCTGTCCCTTGTGTACGACAGTATGCCCTGCCTGATGCCCACCGTTGAATCTTACAACGATGGGATCAGGAACAGTAGTGCATAGATATGAGGTGACAAGACCTTTGCCCTCATCTCCAAACCCAAGTCCAAGAACAGTGCTCATAGCATGTCAACTTTCGGAGTTGGTGCTGTGCCTGCATCTTGTACAGGGGCATCTGAAGTAACTGATGCAGGACTCACTCTCAATGTCTTCAGGATGATATCTGATAAGACCATTGGAAGAGTGGTGTGATCAGTGATCACGATACAATTCTCTCCAAGGAGTTCCTTCCATCGGGGATCCACATGTCTTCCACCATGATCCACATGGATGTGAAACACATGATTGGTCTCCTGAGCCTTTGTAAGGAGTTCTGCAGCCGTGAATGATGTACCTTGGCCAGCAGCTGCAGTTCCCATAAGTCCTTTTACAGCGCTCATCGGAAGAGTTGTCAGATTAGGTTCATCACCTACGGTGAATACGAATCCTTTTGCTCTCCTTTTGGAGAAGGCATCCGTTTGGATGTGATTTGATGCAAAGTACCATGCAAGAAGATAACTCTCACCTGCATTTCCTCCACCTCCACCTTCAAGGAAGGTACGTGTCAACCACATGTCCAGTTCTGCATCTCCTGATTCGAACTGTCCGATTTGAAGAGGGAAACGGTCACACTCGTGATCACCGATGGCCCCGAACATCAAAGAGATGTCATTAAGACCCTTCTGGATGAGTCCTCCCATCAATTTGGGAAGACCTTCCTTGATCAGTTCATGTGGTATATGGCCCATACTACCGGTCACATCCAAGTACAGCTGTACAGGAATGGAATGCGGGTGTAGCTCTGAATCCCGACTCTCTCTGAATGCCACTCCCGAAGGGTTCATGGCAGCATGTATCTGCCTGGATTCAGATTGAGTGAAGATCTTAGTGACAGGTGCAGTTGCATACTTCATCGTAGTTGCCCGTTCTAAACGAGCATCTACGGAATAACTTGAATTTCCCATGGCTCAATTGTCTTGGAACAGGTGTTTGTAACGTGTCTTTGCAATGTCAAGCTTGATCTCAAGGTTCCTGATGGTGATACCGAGTTCAATATCCTTCTCTACGAAGGCCTTGGCATCGAAATCTGCAGCCAGTACAAGACTGATGGCATCAGTAGGTGACATGTCAAGCATTCCTTCGCGTTCACGCTTGATCTGCTTCAACTGTACCTCAAGATCCTCCACCTGTCGTTTGTAGAGCATATCTGCTGCCTCAGCAATGGCCACGGCACGATCAGCTCTGATCTTCTTGTTGTTTCTCAATAAAGATGCTCCGAAAGCTCCTTTCATTTCTCCCAGTCCTTCTGGTGTTACGTCTTCTGACATGATTATTTGGTTTTTAAAATTGATTACTTTACTTGAATGTCGATATCCATCAGAATCTTTCCGAGGAGTGTGAATGTGGCCCTTGCAGATTCTCTTGTAAGAGTGAACTTGGAAATGTTCATACCATCCTTACATTCCAACCCTCCAAAAGGGGGATGATCCATCTCTTCAGGAAACTTAGGACGTTCATACTTGAAATGTATCAGTTGACCTTCTTCTGAAGATCCTACCCATACCGTTCTGTCATCTCCAAGGTCTACTTGAAGACCATCTACTGTGATAGGAGGCTTTTCTTGTTTTTTCTTTGCCATTGCATTGATGTTACTTGATTTTCAATTTAGCACCCTCTTTCTTATATCTTGGTCTAGTCGCCAAAGCTTAAAGAGTAGGGTCACATAGATATTAAGGCAATGCAGGCAACAGACCTACTTTAACCTGTTTAGCAGACAGGACCTTATAACTACTTGCTGAGAACTCATTTGTATTGTGTGCTGGATACGGCTATATTTTCAAGTTAGCACAATATATGTTTCACCCATTTCCTTTCTCAAGGGAACAATACATCTAGGATTACTCCGTAGGTAGTGGCAATTTAACCTCTCTGATCTCTTAGTCCCAGTGAACTTATTCCACACTATTAAGCAGTCTGCTACTGCCCCTCTACTGTCAATTCAGTATCTAATATCTTTCCGCTAGTCCGCTTACGCAGAACACGAGAGGTTCAATGTTTAGCCTTTTTCTTCAATAATTAGGACAACCGCATCTTCCAGAGTCTTGGGCCTGACGGACGGTACGGTGTGTAGGCATTCCTACTTCGATGCAGACTTCGATGGTCTCAACTCCACGTCCGCACTTAGTCCATATCTTAGGAATTCAATAGTTCTTCAACCTTTTTCAATGCACTTATGAACCGACTTTCCTCATTCATGAATGGAAGAAGTTCTTCTTTGATAGCTGTTAATCGGTTGATTTCAGTTAGATGAGTGAGATAGACTATCCTTAATTCAAGGTCATGGACTATCGATTGAATCTGAATGCCCTGTACATTCATAAGAAGCGGAACTTCTATGCCAGCATCTTTACAGAATTGCTTGTCGTAATGGAGCATATTCTTGTAGTGGGCCAGTACTCTTCGTAACCAACCGAGTTCAGAACATACACTGATGTTCACAGTGTTCTGAGATGCCTCAGGATTTGTTATAGATACTGATATATGATATTTCATATCTGCAACTCCAAGATCTTTGAGTCTTGCATCAATTTCATTGATCTTATTTTCCAGAGCAAGTTGTCTTCCTTTTTTACTTGAAAGACCTGAGCTTCTTTTTGCTAAAGCGGTCATTTTTCTACGTTTTTAATTGTTTGATTGGTTGTGGCTGGGGGAATCGAACCACCGACCTCCTGCGTATAAGACAGGCGCTCTACCACTGAGCTGTACCACAATGGCGCCCACTCTCTTTCAATGTCCTTCGTGGAGAGTGGGCTGTTTGTTCACATGATATTCAAAAGTCTTAAGCTAACGCTTTAGATCTAATGCTCTAACCAGCTGAGCTACAGGGCTTTGTTTCTCTTTAAAGAAGCCCTGATGGGATTCGAACCCATGACCCTCAGATATTGAAGATACTTCTGATCACATGAACGGATGAACCTCAGTCTCAAGCTTTGACCCAACACTAATTCTAAGTTACCTCGAATATATGATGTTGATGCTAATGCTCAGGCTTTGGTCAATTTCTACTATTTCCCGTTGAAGAGGTATCCGAAGATCCTCTGGGATGTCAATTCCGATTGATGCACTTCTACCTCATTGCACTGCTTCAGAGCAATGACAACTGCTGTAAGCAACGTTGTACGTCTCTTCAACATGCCGGCACGTTCTCTTTGAGAAGCTTCTCCAGAGAACTCCTGTACAGTGTAGTCTCCCACATCAAGGACAGTTGTTCTGTTGGCCACCTGAGGAACATATCCTTTGATGTCCTCCTTACCTGTGAGGTTTGGATCCTGAAGGATGTACTGCTCCTTCTCCGTGGTCTTGATCGTACCTTCCAGTATAGGAAGCTGATAGATTCCTGCTCTATCCTTGTACAGGTCTGAAGTGGCCTCACTCCATTGTTTCGAATCGCTTCTTACTGGAATGCTCTCAAGCATGATGGTAAGATCACTGTTCTCAATGATGCTCTTCAATCTGAGGAGTTCAAGAGAAGTGTATACTCCCCAATCTTCACCCTCTACCACCAAAGAAGCAGTAGCTGTACCGGAGGCATTGGTCTTCTCCTGTGCGAACAGGGCATCAATGTACTCTCCTGCATTGTCAAGGAACCAGGCCAGCTTCTCACCTACAGTGGTCTGAACGATTATGGTTCCTCTCTTAGTGGGATCATCGGCCATGCCGTCCTTCACTGCAAATGTTTTCTGATACCCTTGAAAGGCACCTTGTTTTCCTGAGAAGAACTTCGCAAAGTCCTTCAACATGTTCTTGAACGGCACTGCAAGACTGTCAGTCTTTGCAAGTAGTACGTTGAGTTTCAATTCTTTAGACATTTTAGTCTTGAGTTTTAAGGGTTAAGTGTTAAAAATGAAGGAAGGAGAGATCACTGTCTCCCCTTCCTTTTAACATGATCTTGATGACCTTACAGCGTAGCTGATTGTGTCTCATCAACAATGCCAGCACTTACAGGTGCAGCATCAGCGACAAGGATCACATGCTCCGGAGCAGCATCACCCTTCATGGCCACAACTTCAGTGTTGCTGAAGATGTACTGACCCTTGTGAGTGATGAAAGTTCCCTCAGAACCTCTTCGCTTTGCTGAAGATTCCAAGTTCTCCTTCTGATAGTCTGTAGGGACAACGGTCTCAGCGATCTTTACACGGAGTCTGTACTCTCCGAGCTTCTGATTCTTACGACCCAATGGAAGAACTTCTTTTCCAAGTTCCTTATCCATTTCCCAATCCGCATCATCACCACAGTTGATGTCCAATTGCTTGGCAACATCATTGATCTCTGCGGTCATCCATGCTCTTCGTGCCCCATTGCTGAAGCGAGCATCTGATGCGTTCAACAGGCCCAACAGGGCGCCTGAATTCCCTTCAATACTGGTCATTCTCTCAGCAAATTCAAGCTGAACTTTTGACGAGTTTGTGGTTTTGATGGCTCTCACCAAGAGAGTTTCACCAGCTTGAAGTGAATCAAGCATCGCAGCTACTTCTGCGCTTTTCTTAGACTTTGACATGATTTGAATTGTTTACTATGATTAATTTGGAACAGTGTTAAAGGCCTGTCCCCTACCTTACAATTGTTTTCTCGACCTATACGACCAGATGCGCTTGAGTGATATTCTCTGTGGCAATCAATGGATTCCTTCGTGTCTTCTACATTATTGATTTCTTTACATTCTTTTCTACCTTAATAGGAGAAGCAGCTTCCTGTTCGGAACATCTTCAGCATTCGCAGGTACGCTTACACTTTGAGCCTGAACACTTGTACCAAGAGACATGAAATGTTCCAATTCAGGTACAGGCATGAGATCTGAATCAATGTTAAGCCTCCGCAGAAAACTATGCACATCTTCAAGTGAATTTATAACTGCGTTTGAAAAACCGTGCTTAATACAGTCAGCTAATTCAGGAAAGATTGAAATTTCAGCGTATCTATCATCCCAATGCGATGAATCCACAACATCAACTTCTTCAGGAGCAACTGATTGAACAAAAACACTGTCAGTGCATGAATCCCGTGCAAAAACAATGACCGGTACATCTGCAGCAAAAGCTTGAAGAATCTCTTCATGACATCCTTTGGCTATGTTGATACTGAATTTATCCATTACAGCATCAACATTGGATCCTACGATAACCAGGTCACACGACCTGATCAGTTCATACATGGTAGATTGAGAATATATAGTCCCCCTTACATGCAGCTTCACATCATGATCTGAAAGCTTCCCCGGAAGAGCTTTTACGAACTCTTCTATATGGGGAAGCATCTGAGAATCATTGACGTGGGCGGACCTTGAGTAATAGATCCTCATGGTCTTACTTTGAAGTGAACCACTCAGCCATCACTTCACGGGCAATGGTCAGTTCCTGATTCTTCAGAATCAGATTGACCTTCGTGTTGTGCATTGTCTGTACGAACTCTGAAGGATTGAAGGATTTGGAGATCACATTCAACGTGGTTGAAACGTTGTCAGTGCTCACATCCGTCATCTCATCGAGTTTGTCTTCGAGTTTACGAACCTCACTTTCAAGCTTGTAGATCAGCATCTGCTGTTCTGCGGCAATACCATCACTGATACGCACTGCACGGTCTTCCTTGACCTTTCCATTCTCCCTTGCAAGCTTTGCTGCAAAGGCACTCTTTTGTTTTACTGCCATGACATTTATTGTTAAAGATTTGATTGTTTACAAATGAAAGGAGCCTGAACAATCTTTCGAATGCACAGGCTCCAGAAGGTCCGGTCTTTTGCCGATGTATGGGGATAGACTCAGGACGTATTAAATTCCACCATACATTTCTACTCTTTGGTCGGATCAGGCCTCTGTCCAACGGTAGCGGAAACTGAGTAGGAACCACCGTTAAGCACCCTTTCAGTGCTCGTGTAGACATAACGAGTATTGATATACTCGGTTGCTATGAGATATTACAAAAAAAGATATTTGCCTCTTAATTCAACTTTATAATAGCATTTGTAATGGCTATCTGGGAAATACAAAGCTGTCTAAAGGCTATTGCAGGCATCTGTGGGAATAAGTACTCTTTAAACACTTTCTCATTGATGCTAAGTTCCTCCTTATGAAGAACTTCAGGTTTCAAACACATTTTTTTCAGAGTTTGCTTGTGCAACTCATTGAGTTTCACACCTCGTTTTATATTACTGATACACATCTCCGAACAGATTTTGAAAAACAATGTCCGGTGAATAGTGGTTCATGGCCATTTCATAAGCCAGTAGTACACCTTCATCTTCAGCATGATGTACAACATCTTCAATAATGTTCGAAGGTTGATCAAGCTTTCCGCAGATGGATGCTGTAAGTAAGAGGTTGAGAATTATTAGTTTTTTCATGATGTAGTGCTTTACAGAGATAAAAAATGCTTTATTAATTGCGGTTGATTGCCTTTGCAATGATATTGACTGTAAGAAACAGTCCAATCCATGATAACAAGGTGAGTCCAAGTATATACCATATATCGCGGAATACGAATTTTACCGGTCTCCAGAATATGGCGGCCAGTGTTACAGATATGAATGACAGAATCACTCCACATAAGTAGAGTGATCCTATCACCAGAACGATGGGATTACAGAGAATCTCCATTATTACCAACGTTTATGTGCCCCAGGCTTCGTCATGCCCTCTCCATCTTTGTAGCCTGATTCAGCCACATTGAGACGGAATATTGCTCTACGTGTAGAACGTGAGGCAATAGGTTGGAAATTACGTGCTTTCCTCTTAGCATATCTCTTGCTGTTAGGATCTTGCTTCTTAAGCTCTTTTGGTTCTTTGGTTTCCATGATGTTATTGATTGAGTTTGATTGTTTTTTAAAGTTAATACCGCCTTTCTCTATTTTCCAAGCCTACGTATGAGGTCTTCCAATGGATTTTTCGATTTCTTAGAAAGCGCCCTCGAAGCTTGTATGGCTGACATGATCATACGAACATTAAACTCGCCTTTTCCTTGCAATAGGTCTTCAAGTTCTGTTCGAGATACATTATTCAAGGATGAACTGGCACCAATGACATCGTACTCAAGATCCAATGTAATGAACGGGTATTCTTCCCATCTATCAGGATTCATTCCTATCAAGTATCCATAGTGTCGGAAAAGATCAAAGATCTCGTCAAGTTCTTCACGGGATGCAATATGTACAGTGGTTCCAGGCATTAATTTGCTCTTTGAGAACCTCGATGCTTTGGCTTCTAATTCAGATAGATCCAAAGCGCTTACACCACAAAGCAGATCAATGAAGTCTGTAAATGGAATAGAAGCCGTGTTTTCTTTAAAACCTTCATTATAAGAAATCGATCGAAAGCTTTCACACTCTGCATCTAAGCATACAAATTCAGTTTCATCTCTGAAGAGAAATGCTGCCATGTTGAATTTGTAAGTGGGAAATTTCAGCTTCTTAAGATGAGATGCAAATTCATGCTTCTGCTCAGTGTTCATGATAGTGAACACTCCTGGGTACAATTGATTGAACTTTTTCATTGATGATCGTGGTTAGTTTAGGAATGTTAGTTTTGAATACCTTAATCAACAGCATGAGCTGGTCACATTTGGATTTGACTTCAGTGACTTAATGACCCAACCGGAAAGAATGGCCCGCAATGCGTGCACCACTCGATCCGGAATTGCCTGCATTGGTTCAGCAGGTGTAGCTAATCCACGCTCAAGAGGTTTCCACACCTATGATGAACATGATTTCTCGACTGACTACGGACATCTTCCTCTTTATTAGCATCAAGAGGAGATGGTTGTACTATTGAGGAATGTGCTGAGTTCTGCTCAGGTCACATTCCTTATACTCCGGTAACATGTACGACAGTATCACTGGACATGGTGGGAGGAGTGAGATATAGAGGGTGACAGGTACTTTCAACTGACCTTGATAAGCTGGTCAAATCTTATATTCTACTGCCCTTAGTTTGTTGCCTGGATCCTTGGCCCCTCTAATATTAAAACCATTCAAGATTACTTGAGCGATGAATAACAAGGTAATGTTGAGCTTCCTTCTCCACTGTAAGACTCATGGACAAGTTATTTGATTGAGGATCTCTACCCATTACAGTCATTGCAGGAACACATCTATGTTCCAGAATGATATTGGTGCTTTCTTGAAACAATACCTCTGACTCTTCAGGTATGTTGTTATCATTTATGAAGTCAAGCACAGCCTTCACACTAAGTTTGTCCAAATATTTCAACATTGAAGAGTAATTAAAGTGAATGGTAAAAGAACCTGTGATCCGTAGACTCTCGCATTGCAAACCAATCTGACTTTCTGTTGGATTTCAGTGCATTATGAAGTTTTCTGCATTGCAACATTTCCAAGTTGATGCTGTACTCCCAAGTCTTGCGTAGTCCCCAGGACCACAGATATGTGAAAAGTGCTTTATTCATACATTGTGAGATGAAATCAAAGATTTCAAATAGAGAGGAAATTGGGTGTGATATGCCTACAACCCTCATAATCAATCACTTACGTCTCAAAATTGACCTCAAAAAGAGAGGAAATTGACTCAGTAAAATCAATTTCACACTCATTTGTGAACGTTGTTAAAGGCCGTATTTCACAACAGATCGATGAGAGGTGCGGAATACAGGCAGTATCAACTGGTTCGTATTGATTGTTACACACACAAGAAGTAGAAAAAAGGGGAGAAAACTATCTCCCCTTTTGTTACCTGCGATTCCAAGGTGATACGGAGTACCAGTCCTTGGAATAAAGAAGCAACAACTCCTTAGTGTTGTTGTTTTCGGGCATTGGCTCACCCGAGACAAGACCGAACCCCGTAGGGGCCTTGGCCTTAGCTATGCTATGTGCCATTGGTAGGACAATCTCCAAGGTTATGCCTGGGAGAGTGGACGGTTTGCTTAAGGTAAGGTATTCCTTACCTGAAGCTGATGTGTTAAGTTGAACAAGAATGTTTTTTTCCATGATTTGTGAGATTTTAAATGATTTATAATTGTTTGACGGGGACGTTCAAAAACCCCAATTATGCACCGTGGTGTTCTTGAGTAGGTAAGAGTGCGCGCGAATTTTTTTTGAATTTGATATGGGCAGTATACAACAATGCGTAGGTAAGAATATGCACGACCTCAAAATTTTTTTTCAGGGGGGTAGCCGGTAACCACACGCGTCTCTGAAAAAATTTTTTGGGAGTTCTTTGAAGAGCCCGGTCAAAAAATTTTTTTAGTAGGTTATCAACAGGTCTAACAGAGTGTATCAAGTACAAGATCAAGAAGTCCTGTTCATAACCTGGTAAAAGCCATCATGCTGCATATTGAATTCCTTTACATACATTTGCCCCGTTCCTTTATCACCCACGAGGAGTCCAAAGATGCGGTAGTGGGTCAAACCGGATTGTAAGTTGCAAGCATATTAAAATAGCAGCGGAGTGTACTGGTTGGAACGAAAGAGTGAGTATAAAGCGCGAGTTGGGTGGAAGCAACATGCAACACAGAGGTAAGTGTAAGGGGAACTGACCCCATTTGTCCATCCTTGACCAAGAGCACTGCTCGATGCTGAAGTCTCACTTGAAAGCATGAAAATGCAACGGTGAAGAAATTCGAAGAGGATTTCGCCAAGGGATTTTTTATGTAGTTTTACCAACATAAGCAAAAAGAATCACATGACCACATCAGAACAACTTCTAAAGGTACTCACGGAGAATCTGGCTGCTGCCAGAGGACTTGGAGGAAGTAAGATCATAACAGGAGGAGCAACACCTGGATCAGCCACAGGAAGGATCATAGCCATTGAATCCATTGGTTCCACATACGAACTTGGAACTGTTACAGGAAACTGCGAGAATCTATCAGGAAGAACATTCGATGCACCGTTTATTGTACTTGGGCAGTTCAGTCTTGTAACGGCCGGTCCGAACGCTACGGATATATTCATAGTTTACTACGCTGTCTGATGCTGTTCATAGGAGGAAAGAGCGCAGGATCTGCAGGAGGTACCGCACCATCCGTAGCGGTGGGGGTAAGTGATTCCACACCGAACTTCGGTGATGCTGTTACTATTACTGCAACACCCAGTAATATAACTCCAACGAGTTACACTTTCCAATTGCCCAACAGGAATGGTGATCTTGTTAATGTCACACAAGCTTCAAACATATATGTTTGGACAGTAACCAACATCGGTACGGATACAGTTATTGTTACAGCTACCAACGGTGTGAGTAGTGTATACACTTCCATCTCAATAACGACCACCGTTGAAGCTCCATTAACATCTGCTAAGGCGGTATTCGACACATTTAAGACGGTGACCGCCTACGCGGGGCAATGCTTCAATGTTAGACGAACAGACACCTCGGCAAGTTCGGATATTGCATTTACTGCAGGGAAGTTCGATGAAGCAGCTTTCGATACTTTCAGAGGTATATCAGCGGCAACAGTGGCAACGATGTATAATCAGGTAAGCAATGGTGATCTTGTCCAAGCAACGGCAGGGGCGCAGCCACCACTATGCGTGAACGGGGATAGCGTTTATTTGCAAGGTTTCACCAATGCGCTCTACCGCCTTGCAATGACATTTGTTTCGGGCCTGGCACTTAACGAAACGGCTACCGAGTACTTTGTCATCAAAGTAATATCAAATGTCACGAGCAGTGCCGTTATCGCTAACGATCTGGTGGCTGGCCGAAACATTGGACTGGGGTTCTATTTGACGAACGGAGCATATATTTCGGACGGAGTGAACGCGGTGAGGACAGGGCAGAATGACTACTCAAAGAAGATGCTGCTCACGCTTCAGTTTAAAAATGCCACACCCGTTGTGGCAATCAACGGAGTGGTGCAAGGGTTGACTGACACGGCTGGATCTACTGCCGCCTTCACAGCCCGCGCAATGACTACCCGCTATCTTATGGGCAATCTTGCTGGGGCGTTTCAAGTCAATAATAACGAGATCTACGCTTACTACATGGATGCTGCCGACAGAAGCACAAGCCTTGAAACATTCTTAATGAAACTACATGGCATCAGTTAAGGAGTATTACGCCACAGAGGATGAGTGCAAAATAGCCTCATCAGATAGGATGAAGCTAGAGATAGGCTACGACCCTGATGCGCCCACTCAATATTATTGGGATTGGGGGCTGGATGAAAATGGATGGTATGTTATTATGACCTAAAGGTTTAAATGATCTACGTTACAGAAACGATGAAAATAACCCGTTGGCAGGATTGGAGCACTGAACCAGCATTATGAACATGAGAACAGAAATGGAAGCAAATGATGCAGCAGCTTGGGCAGGTATACTTTCAGCCATCGGAGGTATAAGTACCGGAATATTCAGCGGCATCAAGATCGGTAGGAGCAAGCAGGTCGAAGAGATCAAAGAACTCATTACACAGTACAAGGATGCCAACGAGTTCACTAAGAATGAGGTTCTCAATGTTAAGGCCGTACTACATGAGACAAGACAGATGCACAAAGAATGTGAAGAGGGAAGGATGGTACTGGAAAAACGTGTGGACGAACTTGATGAACAAGTAAAAAAACTGACTCCATGAATCCACATTTGAAGGAAATGTTCAGTGGTGACGGTGCTCTTTCTCTTATGAGAGGAATGGCCGCACTGGTCGTTATGACGGGATGCTATGCCATCATACATCAATTATGGTTGTTTCAAACAGTGGATTATTTTGGACCTACAGGAGTAATACTGGCTGGACTTGGAGGTAAGGCCATTCAGAAACAGATAGAGAAGAGTCGAAATTAATACATCGAACCAATGAGTTTAAAGTTACTACAGGAGCAGGCAGGAGTGAAGCCGGATGGAATATTCGGACCGGGAACATTCGCAGCCGCATCAAAATATCTGGCGCTTCCAGGAGATGAAGCAGCAGTTCACTTCTTTGCACAGACAGGACATGAGACAGGGAATTTCAGAACATTTGAAGAGAATCTCAACTATTCTAAAGAAGGACTCCTTAAGGTATTTGGAAAGTATTTCACCGAAGAAACAGCCGCAAAGTACGCGCACTCACCAGAGCGGATCGCTAACCGTGTTTACGCGAACAGAATGGGAAACGGGGATGAAGCGTCAGGGGACGGATGGAAGTTCAGAGGACGAGGAGCGGTTCAGTTGACAGGAAGATTCAACTATCAGAAGTTCGCAGAGTATATGCACGATCTCATGATCGTAAAAGACCCTGATCGTGTGGCCAATGAACTGAGCTTTAAAGCAGCAGCGTGGTTCTTTGATGTCAATGGAATATTCAACATGTCCACAGATTACGATGACGAGACCATCAAGAAGATAACCAAGAAGGTCAATGGTGGATACAACGGTCTCGAGCATAGGATTCAATTGACAAGACTTTATAAGACGTACCTGAGATGATGATAGCCCTTACGATCGCTGGAATCCTTAACAAGATGGGCGACATACTTGGATTCTTTAAGAAGTACCCGAAGGAGATGATCATTCTTCTCTTGTCCGGGTACATAGTATTCTGTCAGTTGACACATAACGGACCACTAACTGCAGGAGGAAAATGTCCTGAAGCAGGAAATGGAGACACGCTTTCTGACATTACTACGGAAACATTTATATTTGACTCCAGCAAAGTAGTCCTAGATGTTTCAAAGCCAGATCCGATATCAACAGTTTCAGGAACCAAAAGAACCTGGAAGCGTCCCGTGTTGGTTGTGGATCCTACTGGCGATTGCCGTGACTCTATTGCTGGGCTCGTGTCATCCCTTGGTTGGTATGACTTCTCTCTCGGTGAATGTGAAGAAAGACTTCAGGAACTTTCAGCGGTCAGGACTTACAAGGACAGCGCCAGTAACGACTCCATGGTCGTTGGATACGGATTCAGTGTCAGAGGAGAACTCATCGGAACACCCGAACTCTGGTACAAGAGGACCGCTCCGTATGTCACCACTACACGCACCATTACAACGGTTGAAGTTCGTGGGCCGTATAAGAAGATCGGGATCGGTGTTGGCGTTTCTTACATCAATCAAGGAAATAAAGCAGATCCAGGTGGTCTCGAAACTTCGCTTCAAGCATCGTACATGGACAAGAAGAACAACCAGTTCGTAGTTAAAGGTGGATATCTGTTTCAACAACAGGAGGGATGGATCGTAGGTATAGGGTACATGAAGAATTTTGATATAAAATTGTAGGTGATACCAGAAATTTGTTTAACTTTGAAGCCTCAATGAGCATAAAAAGACATATAGAGCAACCGATTATCAATGATCGCGCCATGAACGCGGACAACGGGACTTCTATGTAAAAGCGAGTAAAGGACATAGAAAAACATTTAAGAGCATCAAAGGCCCTTCTCGCAATCCGAGAGGGGCTTTTTAATTCATAGGAATAGCCAAGTCAGGTATGACGCTACGTTTGGGACGTAGAGATCGTAGGTTCGAATCCTGCTTCCTATACAACATTGCGGGATAGAGCAGTTCAAGTCTCCTTTATCCAACTGTAATAACATTTATGTATATTTGTCCGATAACAAAATCAGACATAAAATGGAGCAGTGGGAAATAGACCGTAGAAAGGAGCTGGAAGCTTCTACACCGAATACATCCTACGTTTTTTCTGCAGGGACTTATACAATAGGCACTGGAAAAGGTGGAGCTATCGATCTGCAAATAGCCATCGAGAAAGAGGTTCGAAAGATGCAGGCTGAAACAATATCTTCCGCAGAGGCTGAACCTAAGTACTGGTTCGAACGACCTGATATTCTATACGAAGAGCTTACTGAAGAAAAACTACGGGAGGTCCTAACAGCTCTCCTAGACTTAAAATCAAACTTATAGACAATGAAAGCATCAAACATGTGGGTCGCACTTGAAGACCCAAGGGAAAAAGTAGCAGAAAGAATAAAGCACGTGATACTTTCTGAAGAACAACATCAGAAACTGGCCGAAGATGAGGCACTTGGAACAAATGTTCTTACTGTGCACAGCGCAGGAGCAGATGTGAAGGACAAACGTATACGTCCGGGAGCAACAGTAGTTGTTGATCCAAGAGTTCCAACTATAATCGTAAAACCTGATCCTTCAAAACCGGATGAGTTCCTACTTATAGTAGCTGAGAGTCAAATTCTCATGGTGGAATGAACGGAACGGTCACCATAGAACTGAATGATTTCAAGAAACTTGAACAATCTTCAATAGAAGGAAAGAAGGCCATTGAGCTTGTGGAGGAACTTGACACTGAGATGTTCGAGTTCCTCCAATATCTGAGCAGAACCAATGACATGAATCTCATAGCGGAGAAATACAACCTGCAGGGAAGACCCCGTACACTGAAAATAGCAAGAGGAGGATGGAGACTGGCCAGAAAAGACTGAAGATACGTGCGAAGTTGAACAGTACTGCAAAGTACATCAAGTTCTTCAACGGCCCCTATAACCTTACGGACAGGGAGATCGTAATACTTGCAGGTATCATTGATTCAGGAAGCATCATAGGAAGCCCTGAAGATAGGGTGAAGGCCTCAAAGGAACTCAATGTATCAGGAATGGTACTGAACACCTACATAAAGAGACTGAAGGATAAAAAAGCGCTTGTCATCAACGATGGAAAATACGAACTTGCCAAGATCTTCGAAAGATATTCAGAAGTGGAGATCCTTATCAATGGGGAACCCTGATGGTAGGGACATTCCTGGAAGAGTATCCACCATCTTTGAAAACAACATGATAAGTGTACTCATAGTGTATGATGAAAAAGGAAGATTGAAACAAATATTCACACAATGAAGGAGATCTTTGATCTTGTATGGCAATTCGCCAAGGAAGTTACAGCACATGCCAAGAACGGATTCAGACCGGTAACACCGGCCGAGTACATGAAAAGGCTTAAAGAATGTCACGCATGTGAGAACTTCATGCGAAATGATGCAAGATGCTCACAATGTGGATGCAACATGCATGTAAAAGCGAAATGGCAGACGTCATCGTGTCCACTGTTAGAACCTAAATGGAAGTCAAATGTTAAAAAAGAAGGGAAAGGCCGAACTGATACAGATACTGGCAACAGAGCACAGCCTACCGTTGGAGGAAATTGAGAAGATGGTATCTTCACAGTTCAAACTTGTGAGGGACACCATGAAAGAAGGAAAGTTTGAAGCTGTGAGGCTTCCATTCTTCGGGGTCTTCAAAGCAAAACCGGGAAGGATAGCAAGCGTGCAGGGAAGAAAACTAAGATATGCTACGAGAAAGACTGCTGACAAAGGATGAGGAGAGCAACATGGTTGTTCCTTCTGAGTATGCATTGATGCTTGAACCTTTCAAGGCCGTCATTGCAAAACATGGAAAGAAGTCTCAATCGATGCTGGCATACATCTACTTCATGCGGGATCCAAGATCCATTTACACAGGTACCAGTGAAAAGGAAAGGCATGTGCTTGTGACAACAGCACTGTTTCCAGGAGAGAACTTCAAACCTGACAAAACTGTCAATGATGCTCTTGACTTCTATGTGAGCAATGAGACATCGGTTATGAAACTTCTCAGATCGGCAAGAGAGAGCATGGACAAGTTGCAGAAATGGATGCAGGATATTGATGTCACAGATGAGGATTATGATCCGGTAAAACATATAAAAGTACTTGAGAGTATGGGAAAGACCGTAGACTCGATCAAGAAACTTGAAGAAGCAGCTCAGAAGGAATCTGAAGAGAGTACCACCTATGGTGGAGTTGAGTTGAACCAATGGAGTCGGGACTGAGATTCACGAATACAAAGAGGGTTTCACCTGCGGCCGAACATTTCGACAAGCATGGGACATATACTTTGCATCCAAAAGGAACTCAGCCGTACATAGACTTCTGGACACAGGAGACATCAAGATGCCTTAACGGATATACAACACCCGAAGGAGATATCACAGTTACCGGATTCCATTACTTCTATCTGAACTACTGTAGAATGCAAAGGGTCATCGACAGAACTCTTCCCAACGGTGAAGAAGTGTCGGAACGATTTGAAAGCTTTCCAAGGTTCTACGATGAGGATCATTACTACTTCCACAAGTTGGAAGAAGCAAGGAACACAGGTAAGCACATGGTCGTACTCAAGGCCAGACGTAAGGGATTCTCTTACAAGGCAGCAGCAATGCTGTGCAGAAACTACTTCCTGAGAAAGAAATCAAAGAACTTCGTATACGCAGGCCTTAAGGAACACCTTGAGGGAGAGGATGCCATCCTTACAAAGACATGGCTCATCATGAACTTCGTGGATGTCCACACCGCATGGACCCAGCCGAGGTTGAAGAATGGCGCCATGGCCAAGATCTCAGGATACAAGGAAAGAGTGAAGGGAACATTCGTGGACAGAGGAACTCTGAACTCCATATCAGGAATATCCCTCAAGGATGATCCTGATAAGGTAAGGGGAAAGGGAGCTGAACTTGCCTTCTACGAAGAAGCAGGGGACTTCAAGGAACTTCTTGCAGCATGGAACATGGCCGGTCCTTCCTTCAAACAAGGAAACAGAACCTTAGGACTTATGGTGGCCTTCGGAACCGGTGGTACGGAAGGTGAAGGATTTGAAGGTCTCAATGAACTCTTTTACAATCCTGAAGCATACGACCTTCTCGAATTCGAAAACACATGGAGTGAATCCTCCTTCGGAACGAAATGTGGATACTTCTGTCCTATTTACAAGATCCTTGAAGGGTTCATTGATGAGGACGGAAATTCACTTGAAGAAGAGGCAAAGGAATTCGAACTCGGAGAACGTGAGAAGAAACGGAAGGGAGCTGATCCCAAATCGTATGACTCATATCTTGCGGAGAATCCGTGGACACCTGAGGAGGCCACCCTTCAAGTATCAGGGAACCTGTTCAACCTTGCAATGATCAAGGCTCAGAAGGATAGGGTCAAGGTTCACAATCTGGAAAGACTTGGAACAGCAGGAGACCTTGTAAAGATGCCTGACGGATCTGTCAAATTCGAACTTAACGGAGACAATCTTCCCATCAACAGATTCCCGCACAAGGCAAAGGACAACATCAAAGGAACGGTGGTCATATACGAAGCACCGTTCAGAACTGCAGGAAGAGTTCCTGACTTTCTTTACTTCCTATGCCATGACCCTTATGCTCATGACAAGTCCAGCTCCAACTCATTGGGAGCATGCTATGTGATAAAGCGTCCGAACAACGTATCTCAACCTGATGATATGATCGTAGCATCCTACGTGGGTAGACCGAATACACAGGATGACTTCAACTCCAACATGTTCCTTCTTGCGGAATACTACAACGCCAAGATCGGATTTGAGAATGACCGAGGGGACGTCATAGGATATGCTAAGAGGTACCGGAAGCTTCACATGCTTCAAGAGGAGTTCCAGATGCTTGAGAAGAAGGAACTTCAAAGCAAGACCGTCAACAGGAACTTCGGTATGCACATGACGGATGCGCGTAAACGTCAAGGTGAGATATACATCAGGGACTGGCTGGAAACTCCAAGAGGAAAAGGAACTGACGGTGAATACGTTCTCAATGTTCACAGAATATACGACATGGCCCTCTTGGATGAACTTCTAAAGTTCAATCAAACAGGTAACTTTGACCGCGTCATGGCACTGATGGTCGGCATGTACCACACAAAGGAACTTTTCAATGCAGAAGTATCTGACAGATACAATGACAGATCATCAGATTCATGGTTCGACAACCAGTATGCGGGAAAGAGTGGATATCCTGATCTTGAGAACTTCAGAGAACTGGACATGTACGAAGAAGGAATTGCAAAGGTTTAATGCTTTATTCTAATGCGAAGTACCAAATACAATATCATACTCTTAGCTCGGCCGATACACAGGTAAATTTGTAAGATGTACAGCACGATCCCAAATCAGAGAATACCGTTTTCCAAGAAGACGAAGGAGTGGCAGAAAGAGACTGTTGACGCCTACCTCAATCTTACGGATGATGGCAGGATGGGTAGAAAGGAGGAACTCAGGATCCTATACGATTACTACAACGGAGTGATCAGGGACAGCGACTACTCATACGTGGTAAAACCTTACGGCAAAGCACGTACGAACTTCCCATCCAAGATGCGGAACTACCCTTTGATAAAGCCTACCATAGACCTTCTACTGGGAGAGAAAGCTAAAAGACCATTCAACTATTCCGTCACTGTTGTGAACTCAGATTCTGTGGACCGCAGAGAGGAACAGAAGCAGGAAGCCGTATTGAGCAACATGAAGCAGCGGTTCGTGAACGATCTAAACAAGATGGGATTCGACACGGGTGTGGATACGGAAGAGGTTCCACTACCTAAAAACCTTGCTGAGATGTTCGATAGAACATACATTGACAACCGTGCACTCCTCGGGCAAAAGGCCATGAACTACATCGTTCAACAGGAGGAGGTACATGAGAAACTTCAGAAGGCATGGTTCCATTTCCTTGTATCAGGAGAATGTTACACACATAGAGGTGTAAGGAACAATGAAGTATTCTTCGATATCCTGAACCCTCTTGATATTGATTACGATCTTGACCCGGACCTGGATTATGTAGAAGATGCTGATTGGGTAGTGGTCACAAAATACATGAATCCTTCAACAATAGTTGAACAATATGGTGAACATCTTACACCTGACCAGATAAGTGAGGTCATGGTGATGGCCGGACAGGGAGGTGACTACTTTTCCAACTACTCTACGACATCAGCAGGTAAGAGCCGGTTCAATAACAGACTCATACGTGTAAGGATACTTTACTGGCAATCTCTTCAAGAAGTTGGATTCCTCACCTATCCTGACCCTACTACTGGAAGCATGGAAACCATGCAAGTGGAATCAGGACACAGAATATCCCATGAGGAAAAGGCCCTTGGGTACAAACTTGAATGGAAATGGCATAATAGACCTTGGCAGGCAGTTGTGATCGGAAATGACATGCATATCGATGTACGACCTGTAAAGGACGAACGTGTCTCCATAGAGAACCCTTCAAAGAACAAACTTCCGATCAACGGACGTAGGTACTCTGATATCAATTCCGCGAACATCTCACTTGTGATGCTCGGGATACCATATCAACTGAACTACAATGTGTTCAAGTACAGGATGGAACTTTCCATTGCACGTTCGAAGGACGTAATTGCACAGCTTGATATCAACCTCATTCCTAAAAAGTGGGACATGGACAAGTTCATGTACTATGTTGAAGGTACAGGCATTGCATGGGTGGATTACAACAAGGAAGGAGTGAAGCTGAACCCGGGGCACCAATCGATCCTGGACATGTCCATGAAGACCATTGACATGTACGTAAGTCTACTTCAACACATCGATCAGGAATGGGAGAAGGTATCTGGAGTGAACCGCCAAAGACGTGGAGAAGTATCTGAGTATCAGGGAAAGGCCATGGGTCAACAGGCAATCATACAGAGCGCTCATACCACAGAGGATCTTTACAGGAAATTCGCAGGAATGGAACGAAGGGATCTTCAAGCACTCCTGGATTATTCCAAGCATGCTTGGGTGAACGGTAAGAAGACCATGTTCGTAATGCCTGATGGTACGAAGGAATTCCTTGAGATCGATCCCATATCATGGATGGAAAGTGATCTTGGAATATTCATATCCGATGCCACAAAGGAACAGGAGAAGTTCCAACAGGCAAGGGAACTCGGGCAGGCCATGCTTCAAAATGAGGCAAGACCGAGCATGGTACTTGATATGATCGACAGCGAGAGCTTCCTTGAACTCAAGGATAGGATCAAAAAGGCTGAGAAGGAACTTGAAGCCTCACGTCAGGCCGTAGCTCAGGAGGAAAGACGACTTGAAGAGGCAAGACTTCAGCAAGAGGCAAAGATCCATAATGAGAACATTGCAGAACTTGAGAAGGATCGTCAGCATGAGGCCACACAGAAGGAACTTGACCGTCAGAACAAGATAGATGTTGCGAACATCTCCCAGTACCCGAAACTTGAACTTGAACAGCAGGAGATTCCTGAACCTAAGGAGGACAAGGGCCCAGAACTCGCATTGAAGAGTAAAGAGGTCAAGGTGAAGCAGGATGCTCAAAAGGAAACTGAGAGACATAACAAGGCAACTGAGGGCATTGCAAGAAGCAAGCCCAAGACACCTGGAAAATGAGCAGCGCAAAGAAGATTGTAGAGAAGTACAGAACTGGAGGGGATCCTACACCCAAAAAGAAACTTGAGTCTTCTACAAAGACGGATTCTTTGGCATTGTTCAATTATTATGAACTTCAGAAACGGCTCGAAAAAGAAGGTTTAGGATATGAAGAAGCATCCTTCAAAGAAAAACTCCTCACGGGAAAAACTTTGAAACAAACAGATCAAAGTATAGCAGATCAGAAGGTGTTGACTTCCGCAGCTTTAAAGATATTGAAGGAAAATCCAAATATGAGAACCGGACTACATCCTTCTACAGGCTATCCGACAGGACCAAAAAGTGAGTACGAAAAGCATGGAAGTTACGACATTCATCATCCAAGTATAAAGCCTAAAGGAACCTGGATGGGACTGGCAAATAATAATGACTACTCCAATGTAAAACCTGTCGAAGAACAAATTGTCAAAAGAGATCTTCCTTCAAGGAAGAAACCTGTACAACCAATAAAATTGCAAGATCTTACCTCTATACAGCCCAAAAGACCCCTTCTAAAGAAAGGTACAGAGAAAGAACAAACTCTTCAACCGGTACCTGTAAAGAATGTTATCACATTTCCAAAGGACGCCAGAAGATTTACAGCAGGTGATTACCTTGAGTCTCAGAACAGAGCAAGTGGGTATGTGAATTATGGAGATAACAAGGGAAGAAGATCGAACTGACATGGAAGCAATTGACGTAATGAAGCAGGCATACGCTTCAAACTATACAGGAAGTATCACAGCTCTCATAGAAGAGAATGAGGCCAAGAAGCAGGCAGAGATGCTTGTAGCTGCAACTCCCGAGCAACAGAGTGAAGGTCTGAGGAATCAACCTACAGGTACATCCATGGCATTTCCAAATGTGAATGGAAAGAGTTTCAATACCAATGGCATGAAGGAACCCATAGACATCCAAGGATATGATAACAATGGCGGTCTTGTACAGTCTTATAAGGCTGTGCCTCCGGGTATCAATGATATCCCGATGGGTCCAAAGGTCGCCACGGTCATTGAGAATCCTACGCAGTATGCGACTGGTGGGTACGAAAGATCCTTCGCAGAAAAAGTAGCATCCAGAAGAAAATAACTTAAAATGCTATATTCTAATGTAACATCCAAAAAATATCCGCAAGAGGATAAACTCACAATTCAAACATAAATTTGTAAACCAATGAGCAAGCCAGAAGACATAGACAGCATCGACATCGATTTCGAGGTAGCCATCTCGGAAGAGAAGACTGCAGCTGCACCTGCACCAGTAGAGAAGACCCCGGTTCTTCCTGTTGATGATATCATTGAGACCGTAGAGAAACCGAAACCATTGGAAGTAAAGCCTCTTGAGGTCATCGCTCCAGTGGAAACATCGATAGAAGAGACTCCTTCAGTAGTATCAGAAGTGCTTGAAGCACTCGGATATGTGGAGGACTTCAAAGATGAGGAGTTCGAGGATTCCACAGCAGGAATCGTAAAGCTTACCAAAGCAGCCGGAGACAGGATCGCAACTGAGACCCTTGATAGGATCTTTGAATCCCATCCTACAGTAAAGGCACACCTTGACTATGTGATGAACGGAGGAGATCCGAACAAGTTCATGTCAACCTATACTCCTGAGAAGGATTATGCACAGATCAAGATCGAAGGAGACACAGCTGAGAGCAAGGCACTTGCGAAGAGCGTCCTTACAGATTACTTCAAGGCAAAGGGAAATGACCCCGACTTCATCAACGATATGATCGAGGCCTATGAGGACAAGGGAGAGATCGTAGCAAAGGGTAACGCAGCAGCTGTTGCTCTTGCGAAGGTACAGGCCTCTGAAAGAGAGAATCTTGTAGCTGAACAACGCAGAGAGGCTCAGGCAAGGCAAGTAGAGAACGAAAAAGTATGGAAACAGGTGACTGAGATCGTCACCAAGGCTCCTGAGATCGGAGGTATTCCGATCGCTGAAAAGGAACGTGCCAAGTTCCATGATTACATTTCAAAACCTGTGGATGCACACGGTCGCACACAACGTGACATCGATGTTGCAAGCGCCACACTTGAGCAGCAACTTGCCATTGACTTCCTAATGTACAAGAAATTGGACATGGGAACCATCATTGCCAAGAAGGCTCAAACAACAGCAGCCGTGAACCTGAGAGACAGGTTGAAGGCAGTAGAATCAAAAACAAAGGGTGCACGCGGTCTTACAGGGTCTACCAATGAGGTCCTGGATACAGTGGATCTGGATACCATTTAAACCTAAAGGGAGACGAACAAACCCTTATAAACAACAATAACTCAAAATGCTTACTGCACCTATAGGAGGACAAAACATCGGAGTCGTAAGGACGATCTTCAACGACACTCAGATGACGGACATTAACTCCCTGTCCAATGCTTTGAATTCAAAGGCCGCTGAACTTACACCGGTGATCACTCACCTTGCAGGTAAGGATGAAATGAGGTTCCCTCTATCATTCCTATCAGAAGGCATGAAGAACGTTGAAGGCATCGATCGCCTTGAATACGAATACCGTATCAGTACCCGCAAATTGATGACACGACCTGTCGCTGTCACCAACGCAGGTACGAGCCTTGGTCAGGGAGGTTCAACATTTGAACTTCAGTTCCCAGACAAATGGTTCATCAACCAATATGTCCTTGTGAACAGTGCAGGAGAGCAGGCACGTGTAATGAAGGAGCCTGTATTGCAAACTGGAGGATCCGCTTGGATCTATACCTTGCAACTGGTGAATCCTGACAGTGCGGCCGTACTTAGTGCAGGCTTCAATGCAGGAGATCTTTGGGCACAGCTCTTCGCCCCTGTGGGAACTGACTTCTCACGTGGAAATGCCAGCAACTGGCAGGCTCCTGGAATGGTACGTAACAAACTTACTACCATCAGAAAGTCATACCACATGTCAGGCAATGCCAAGGACTACGTTGCTGAGTTCACACTTCCTACAAAAGGAGGCGGAACCACAAAGTTGTGGATGGATTACGAAGAGTACCAGCACATGCTTTCCTTCAAGGAGGAGTGTGAGATGTACTACTGGTACGGACAGAAGACCTACGGTTCCGATGGTATCGTGAACATGAAGGACGAGAATGGCCAGCCTGTTGTCATCGGCCCTGGACTCCTTGAGCAGATCATCAATCAGGAGACCTACTCAGTGCTTACTGAGAACAGTTTGAAGAACATCATCGGTGACCTTTTCTACGGTATGACCGATGCGAGCAAGAAGAAAGTGACCCTCTACACAGGTACCGGTGGTATGCGTGAATTCGATGAGGCACTGAAGAACCACTTCGCTTCAAACGCATGGCAGGTATCAGGTGAGAACCGTTTCATCACAGGTTCTGGACGAAGCCTTGGTCTTACAGGATACTTCAAATCCTACGACCACGTTGACGGACACTCAGTGACCGTTGTGAAGATGCCATTGTTCGATCATGGTCCAGTTGCAGAGGCCGCAGGTCTACATCCGGTGACAGGATACTCTCTTGAAAGTTACAGGATGGTATTCGTTGACCAGTCTACCTACGATGGTGTGAACAACGTAAGGATGATCACCAAGAAAGGACGTGAGCACCTGAGATGGTGTGTGGCAGGTTCTGTAGTCCCACGTGGATTCGATGCGAACACAAGCCGTGCATCAGATGTTGACGGTGCCTCAGTGCACATGTTGAAGACAGGTGCTATATGCCTTGGTCGATTCGACACAAGCCTTGACCTCAAGTGCATCGCAGCTTAAAACAACCTTGAAGAAGGAGGGAGAGAGATCTTCCTCCTTCTTTTAATATCTCTTCCGGAGATTTATTCTTTCAACCGGAAAACAAATCAATGAACACTTAAAAGAACCCAAATACAATGGAAACAAAAGTAGCAGAGGAGACTGTAACAACTCCAAAGTCTCTCATCAGAGAGACGACCTTCGGAAGTAAGAAGGTATACCTTAGAGCAAAGCCTCTACAGAATCACCTCCCAAAAATAGTAAGGGCAGAATCCGTACAGAAACTCTCTTCGATCTTTGTAGATCGTCAACCCCTTCGAGGTCTGAATCCGGAAGAGGAGAAGAAGTATCTTGGAACTCTCCTTGATGTCGGTCCGGAGGACAAGGAATGGGGACGGCACACACGTAGATTCTGGGCAGAACTAAGAATCCCTGTAGGATTTGCAGGCATGGAACTTGAGATCGGAATGGATGAGAAAGGAGAGCCCATCAAGTTGATGGACTACATCAAGTACCGTTTCGCAAAGGCACACGCTCTTGTGGCAGATTCAGAGGAGGAGATGATGAGAAGCGCACGTAAGTCCTTCTACATTATGAATCCAACAGCTGAGAGTGCACGTAAGAACGCCAACATTCAGGTTTCAAAACAGGCGGACAGGGCATTCATCAAAGCATGTGATGACCATCAACGTATGAAGAATCTTCTACGTGTGTTGAGCACCGTCAAGGTTGATTCTTTGACTCCTCAGACAGTAGAGAATCTGTTGTATGACATCAAACAGGGGAATCCAGGAAAGTTCCTGAAGGCCGCTACCGATGAGAACCTTGATATGAAGGCGGAGATCGCATCATTCGTTGAGGCAGGAATACTGCAGAAGATCGGAAATGCCTACATTCACATTGACGAGACCCTCGGTGAGAATGAAGATGAGACCATCATCTATCTGAAGAATCCGAAACGTTCAGGTCTTCTGAACATACTTAGGACAAAACTACTTGAGACCAAGGTCTAAATGAACGTACTGAACATGCACATAGCTCTGGATCAGGAGCTTGACAAAAGACACTCTCAGAAGGCGGATCAGATCCTACCTGAGGAGAAGGATCTTGCTCTGAACAGGGCTATGTGGCAGTTCATTTCTCAACGGTATGGGCAGAACAACATCTATGGCAAAGGACTTGAGGAAAGTCAGAAACGAATAGACGACCTGAGAACACTCCTTACAGAACATGAGGACAATGTCTTCTTCAAAGAGGAACTGCGACCGAACAGGATATGGGTGGACAGTTTCAGACTCCCATCCAATTACATGTTTCTTGTCAATCAACGTGGAAAGGTGTGGATCGACAGATGTCGTCCAATGTCCTTCAATCTTGTTGACCAACAGAGCAGTCTTTACTTCTTCACCTTCGCATTCAATGACCTCATGGTGAACGGCACGTCCTTCATCTCTGAACTCAGAATGCAGGACACCGCTTTCGGAACTGCTCCAACAGTTCAAGCGCCTGTATGGATTCCATCTCCCAATCTGGTGGCCTCAGGATACACACCGGCATCATACCCGCAGTACATAACAGAGGTCATAAACGATCTTCTTACAAATCCTCAGGCAGGATTTCAGATCTTCTACGAGAGCTACGGATCCCTGAACTTTCAGAACCGGTTCATAGTCATTGTGGATGTGGATGCTCATCCATGGTTCACATGGGATGCCTCCAATGGAACTCCTACACCTCTGGTAGCAACAGATGCTGCGAACAACCAGGTAAGCTTTGAACCTCCTCAGAATGTGACCGATGTAATGGTACAGGTAAGGACTCCGACAGGAACACCTACGAGCGATCAGGTCATAAACAGATTTTCACAGCAGGATGACATTTTCAGACTTCTTGACGATCCTTTCAACACTACGAGACATGATGAGCCCCTTACAACGATCAGGCAGGAGTTCATCGATGTGTATACTAATGCTTTATTCATAGTGCAAAACCTAAAAATCACATACATACGCAAACCATTGCCCATATCTCTATCTTTGGGATATGATTGTGAGTTGCCGGAACACACTCATCAGGAGATAGTAGGCATGGCTGCCAGCTCAATGCTTGAAGAGATAGGTGATCCAAGGTATAAGACACATAAAGTTGAATCAATACGGGAATGAATCCCACAAACAATAAGTTCAATCAATAACAAAAACCAAATCTAAGTCATGAGACAGTTGATAGTAAGTGACGGAACAGCAGTATCTTATTCAGGTAACGTACTGGCTGCCGGTGCCGTGGACATTGTAAAACTCTCTGCGGACGGCCACACTCCGCTACTTCCTGGAGAGACCATCACTGATTCTGATTCCATCAGGATCATACAGGGAACCGCTGAAGGTGTGAACATCTTCACTCCGTGGATCCCGGGAGCAGACATCGTAAGCTGGAAGGGTACAAGCTACACTGCTCAGACACGGAATTCATTCACGGCCACAGTAACAACTGTTCCTACGGCTGCAGGTGAAGTTACCATCAAGGTGACTGACCGTAGTTCAAGTGCACAGGTGTTCCCCCGTAAGAGCTTCACCCTACCTGTAACAGCAGGTTTGGCAGTTGCAACCATCGGAGCACGTCTTGTAGCAGGACTGACAGGTGAGACAGCTGCAACCATCCTTGCCAACCAAGGTACATTCTATCCGATCCTCGGATCTGTACAGGGAGAAGTTCAGAATACTGGTGCTGCCATTGGATTCAGAGGAAATCTGTTCTCCATTGCATCTGAGACCGAACTTGGAAACCTGACACTCTCATCTGAAGGAATGGATGGAAGCAACGGAACAACTCTTCCTATCACTTCGATCATATACCCAAGTTTGGGAGCCGGTGATGGAAACATCATCATTGAGTACGAAAAGAGCCTGAAAGGAGACCGTTCATTCTACAACCGTATCTTCCTTCCGAACACGCCTCCTACCTACGCTGTAGCGGCCTCTACCTACGATGTCTACACTCTTGCCTTCAAGAACTCTGTTCCTGGAAGTATCAATGGTGTTGACAATCTCCGTGAGATCTCGATCGCACGAGTATCAGGTGCCGCAGCTGCTGTCATTTCAGCATTCGAAGGCGCCATCAATCCTTATGCGGCTTCATGCCCAGGAGGTTTTGCACCAGTGAATCTGTAATCTGATCATCCACTACAAAAAACTAAACTGAAATGTCAAAGAATCAATCAGCAAACAAGAAGGTCATCAAAGCTACGTGGGATGCGTCAGCAGGTCTGGCTATTGGATCGCACTCTCCTAATTCAGGTGCGATCGTACTTCCAGAAGGGGCACTGGTAACAGATGTGTACTTCAGAGTACCTACAACTTTTACATCTGCCACGGATGCGGGAACCATAGCCATGGGATACACAGGCGCAACAGGAGCTTTCCGAGCTGCGATCGCCATCAGTGCTGCCGGAAACATCTATGATGAAGGTACAAGCTCAGGTCTTGTAGGAAATCAGGCCTTGGATGGTAACGCTCTTACAGCAATTGCTGCGGCCGCTGCCAAAGCTGCTACCTACGCTTATACGGCTGTAGATGTGAATCTTCTTCTAACAGTTGCAGTGGAAGCACTGACAGCAGGAAAGATCGTTGCGTTCATCGAATACGTACAGACGGGGGATATTTCTTAAAGAAATCCTCAAATTGAATTGAGAAGGCCAGAGGGGGAAAAAGTCCTCGCTCTGGCCTTTTTCTTAAAACAAATTCTCAGAAATGAACATCTCAACAACCATAACAGGAGATTGCAGGTACATGAGTCTGGTCATATCAGGTGCTCAGGGGCCTGCAGACATTGTCATTCTGAATGGAACCCTGTCATACTCACTTACAGTTCAACTGCCTGCCGGTGGAGCGGCTTTCAACACTCTCCTGTACCTGGATTCAACAGTAGGAACTGTGAATGGAATATTTCAGATCTCAGGAACCGATTCGAACGGGGACAATGCCTACGCAGGAGCCTTTGGGAAGTGCAGTATCGACTGTTGTATTGCAACGAAGGTGGACAAGCTTCTCGGATGTGACTGTGGATGTACGAAATGCAACAACACTCTTATACAGGCAGAAAGAGTATACCTTCTTTCCCTTGGTGTGGAAACGGAACTAAGGTTCATAGGAAATGATCTTGCGATCAATGCTGCCATATACGAACGCGCACGTTTGAAGTATAGAAAAATGCTTGAACTATGCTCAGACAGTTGTGGATGTAACTGCTAAGTCGAAAATGGGAAAACCTAAACACATAACAGGAGTAGCAGCGAACATTGAAACAGGCCTCACTGCTGTATTCATGTGGTCCAAAGAACGCAGGTACGACACCATTGCATCAATTGAGGATCTTGATGGTATGATACCCGTATATTACCATGTATACAAGAATAGGATCGATATCATATATGATAAAAGATCAGATACATCTGTAAAAACATACAGAATAAACTTCGCATCAGGAGATTCAGAGGACATCAATGTGATCGTTCCTATAAAGAGTATCATAGATAATGAGTATCTTGATCTTGAAGGAGAAGTAAGAGGTCCGGGATCAGATTTTGATTTCAGAATGAGTGTAATGAACAGGTTTGAATCATCTCTTCCAAAAGCAGTATACTCCGTTCTACCTCAATCAGATCCTGCAGATGTGTTCTCATACGAGAATGTATGGATGATGAATTCCGGAGGAATCTATGTAGAGTTCAAAGGATCCACTCTCTCTCAGAAATGGAAGGAAGGTGGATACGATGGAGGTCGACCTGTACAAGGTGTGAAGGCCATACAGCATGCTTCATTTGCAGCTGTGATATCCGACAACATAACTGAACCTTCAGAAGTATGGGAAGAGATATTCTCTGAGTCTGGCAATCCGGCCGTAACAGGTTTCACATGGTCAAAGGATCTTCCAGATGTATCACCGCTTGCAAGAAAATTCTCAGTATGCAATGATCCCATATCTCCATCCTACTATGTTACAACAGGAAATGATATAAGTGGAACAGCTATACCTGTGCAATACCTTACAGGAACATCTGAAGCTATATTCGTAGACTATCCTTGCACAGTTGATTGTACGGAGTTCAATGTAAGAATGAACTTTACTCCAAGAACACTGAATGATCTTGGAAATTTTGATATCACAATACTGGGAAACCCCGCATCTCCTGCAATACGTAAAGGAACGAATGTCTCTGCGTACGATACCGCCAAACTTCCCACTTACCCTGCACTTAACCTTTCAAGTTTCGAATACGACCTTGTAGTACCTGATGGAGTGACCTACGGAGGTACGATCGCAAGTGGGGTTACAAGTGCAACCTCTTACAGCTTCGTAGATATACCTGCAGGACCTGGAATATGGAAGATACAAATAACTGATGTATCAACAGGTGGAATCATAGAACTTTCAGTTCCGATGATCGATCCATCTACAAGATCAACAGGTACCTGTGCCACAGCATCCGCGTTGAACTATGATTCAGCATCAACAGTAACATGTACTGATTGCTGTCTGAGTTGTACTGCAGGATACCTTACAAGAGGAGGTATCGCCCTTGGACAGAATCTCATACTGAACACCGGTACAACAATATCTCCTTCCACAACTCTTGCATCCAATGATGGAAGCGCCACATTCTTCGGAACTGTGAACACAGGAGTGGATCCATTGATGGCAAGTTACCTCACAGGCACATACGACATATACCTGTACAACACTACAGGTGCCGGCCAAGCTATGGGAACACTTGTGGATAGCGACACTGGAATACCGAATCCTACATATACCTTCAATGGTCTTGCTTCAGGTTGGTATGGGGTTCAGATCTTCTCCACAGGGGAACTCTGTGTCAGTACGTACTACTTTGAGGTGGCCGTACTATCTGATGCACCTGTACCATGTACAGCAACAATAAAGTATGCCATTGATCCATGTTCAGGACAATTCTCAACGAACATAACATCTCCTGATACTGCACCTGCAATTGCATCTATAACATACACTCTCAATGGAGTTGAGGTGGGAAGTATTCCACCTGTTGTATCTGCAGGAGATGTTGTGGTGGTGAATATCACATGGGAGGATACTGGAGCATTTCCTTGTACACTTTATACAGAGACCTATCAGGTAACATCTGCAGATCTTCAATGCAGTAGAGGAGAGGATCCTACCATCTCCGGATGTATGGATCCATCAGCTGTGAATTACAACTCCGCAGCAACAGTATCCGATGGTTCGTGCTTCTACGGTGTTCCAGGATGCCTTGATCCATCAGCTTCGAACTTCAATCCTAACGCAACCATATCCAATGGTACATGTACCTATGGAATAAGCGGATGTATTGATCCGAACGCTACGAACTACGATCCGAATGCCACCATCGATGATGGAAGTTGCGTAGATGCATGCTCTGAACTCATATTTGAAACAATTCAAGTATCAGGAGGTGTTTACACCATCGTATTTGCAAACACTCCTCCTTCTTATGAGGTATCATGGCTGAACGTAGACACAGGAGTTGTGACAACTGTTTCGAATTCGAATGTGGCACCTACACTTCCTGATGGAATATATGTTGTGACAGTGACAACAGGTGGAGGATGTACTGATACGTATGTTCTCGGAATCAACGATACTCCACTATATGGTTGTATTGATCCGAATGCCAGTAACTACAGTCCCGCTTCGAACATTTCTCAGAGTTATTATGGACTTCCAGGAACATCAGGTACACTTGTAGGCGGACCATGTACGTACAACATTCAACCTTCTCCATGTACACCCAGAGATCTTGACACTCTACTACGTAATCTTGACAACTGTGTGGTTGAAAAGATGAATGAGTTCACAGATCTAATGCGTTCTGGAAGGTTGAAAGAGTGCAATACGAAGAATACAAGGATGATAGGTCTTCTGAGGTATCTGCTCTCAAGAAGGGATCTTCCGTGCCTGTACAACTGTGCCGATTCCATGTCTCCGAACTTCAGTGGTACTACTCAAGGAACTCCATGTGAAAACAAATGGGGAACAGGAGGTCCCAATGGAACAGAACTGGTATGGGATGCAAGCACTGTATATGAATTCGGAGATGTTGTAAAGCATCCTACAAGTGAAGATATCTACACGTTCATAATGCCTACTCCAGCTGCAAACATGGATCCGGAATCCATACTTGGAGAATCATCATGGGAATACTGCAGGGAACCATTTGCATTCACGGATATTACGAACAGACTTGATCCTTATTTTGCATTCCTGGCGGAAGCATGCAGAGACTGTGGACTTCCACCGGTTGCTCCTATACAACATCCAAGTACATCAGTACCTTTGGAGGACAAAGGAACGGTCATAGACTCGGAACCATTGGAAATAAACGGATCTGTAACACTTTAAAGACATAAAGAAAATGAGTGAAGTAGCATTATGGCCCACATTGGCAAAGACAAGTGTAGTATCTACGGACTACATTCCAGTTACAGGAAAGAAGAAACTGCAGGTATCTACTCTTTTCCCATCATTTGCGACCGCAGGTGTAGGAGGACAAAGTCTGTACACCAGTATCACGAACAAGAATCAGCTGAACTTCAAAGGTCTGCTATCACTGCACACAGCTTTGACAGTTGCTACAGCTTCCAGCAATCTCGTCCTCGACATTGTAGAAGGCAACATTGATCTGGATCTATGTGACAATTCAACCTCTCTCTTTCTGAAAACCGTAAGTCTTACAGCGAATGTGACCGGTGTTCTTCCTCTTGCCAATGGTGGTACAGGCCTATCAAGTATCACAAAGGGAAGTGTGCTGTATGCAAGTGCGATCAATACTCTTGCAGCAAGCACTCCGCTCAATACGAACGGACAGCTTCTGATAGGACATACAGGAAACGGTTATCCATCAGTGTCCACACTTACTGCAGGTGCGAACATCACCATCACCAATGGTGCAGGAGCCATTACGATCGCTGCGAACATAACCACCTTACTTGCCACACTTGACTGTTCAACCTTCGGAATAAATCTGAATTATGGTGCAGGAGCAAGCTGGTTGTCAGGAGATGGAACTGCAGAAGGTGTGACAGTTGATGCTTCAGGAAGAGTATTCGTAGGAGACAGTGTTCCTACACTTCCCACTCTTGCAGCTCAACTTACCATGGGTGGAAATGCAACAGTAGCTGTTCAGATCGGAAATAACAACAACTACAAGGATCATGAGATCAAGGCCACGAATGCTACTGGAGCCAGTGCAGGCCTCAATCTGAGTATTCTTGGCGCCAATGCAACTGTTGGAAACAACAATGGTGGAAATATGACCGTGAAAGCGGGAGATGCCGCAGGTACAGGAACATCAGGAGATCTCATACTCGCAGGAGGAAGTGATGGAGCAACTGCAACTGCAGGAAAAGTAAAGCTTCGATACTACACAGGAAATGTGGCAACCGATGCACTTGTAGTTGACGGTGGAAAAGTGAAACTTCCTGCAGGTCCACTGGTGGACAGTCAAGCTGCACAGACCCTTACAGGAGCAGGAGCTGTGAGCATCATTACTTCAAGAACACATTTCACTGATACAGGAGCAAATGCACTCACACTCGCAGATGGAACCGATGGGCAGCATAAATACATCGTACAGATAGGAACATCCGGAGGAGCAGGTACCTTGACTCCTACGAATCTTGGTGGATATACCACAATAACATTTAATGCTATTGGAGAATCTGTACATTTGTTGTTCACTAACGGAGAGTGGTACATCGTTGGAATCATCGGTGCAACACCTGCATAACAATAAATGAAATGAGCGTAGAAGCTATTGAAGAAGTAAAAACAGGAAACAAAGCAGGATTCTATATTGAACTCTTGCAGGCACACCTTGAAGTGATCGATCTGAAAGGTCTGAAGTTCGCAAAGAAAGTATCGGACAACATTGATGTCCTTAACCGTGAACTTGAACCTATCAATGAGTTCATGAAACCTTCTGATGAATGGAGAGCGTTTGCTCAACGTGTACAACAGGAGGCACAAGGAAACAGAGAGATCATTGCACAGCTCGAATCCGAGAACCAGGAACTTGTGAATGCCCGGCATGAGCAGCTCACCCTTGGTCAGGAAATGATCGAGAAGGAACTGGACATCAAACTGAGAAAGTTCAATGAAAGTGAACTTCCCAATGAAATGACAGCACGACAGTACATGTCACTGAAACCACTTATAAATTGAAAGAATGGCAACGATCAAGATCGATATAAACATTTCAAGCTCCACTGTAGGTGCTGACAAGCTGAATCTACCGTATTCAAAGCTGGTGACCGTTACGACACCTTACGTGAATTCAGGTACGGCCTCCGTAGGAACATCTTCTCCTGTTGCGGTCGTACTTGCAGGAGCTTCGAACACCATGGTCTACATCGTGAACAATGATCCGACCAATTACATCAATCTTCAGACAGCAGCAGCAGTCATATGGGGAAGTGTGGGGCCTAAGGAATGTGCTCTCTTCAAGGTGAAGACGGGATCCGGACTCAGCCTTCTGGCCAACTCGGCCGCCTGTAATTATGAACTAAGTTACTGGACCATCTGATGATATGGCTGTCTGACAAGACCCTACATATCACAGGCCATTGTACAGCTACTACAGCAGCCCGTACAATGTGGCCCGACAACACAATTATAACAACTCCTGTGAAGTACATGGAGGTGTGGGTTGCAAGCACCAATGCAAATGATACTCTACTTGGTACAGGAGCAAGAGGTGTACGTATAGAGGGACTTGACAACAAAGGCGTTCCATTAAGAAAGGACATTGAACTCAACGGTCAGACGCCTGTACTTGCAACTGAGTTCAAATGGGTGCAGTCGATCTCTGTATCAGAAGTAGGAAGTAACGGATCGAACCTTGGAATCATATATGCCGGCTCAGGAGTCTTCACAACAGGAGTTCCTGCAGTGAAGTATGAACTTATTCCAATAGGAGAAGGAGTACCGCAAACCATTAGGTTCACAGTTCCCACAGGAATGAGACTCACAATTGAATACATAGAATCAAAATCCACCACTTCAGCTAACGATTACACACTACAACTCTGCGTTCAGAATGACGTGACAGGATTTAGGATCGTAAGCAGGGTGGACATAGGTTCTTTACAGTATCTTGTACAGGCTGGAGAAACAGTATCTTTGAGGGTATTGAATTCAACAGCAGTTGAAACGATATATGCCAAACTCATAGGAAGACTTGAATTAACATTATGAGCCCTACACTGAAGGAAATATCCTACAACATCCTTAACCTCTACAGAGGCGGAAGGTCTACGAACAACGAACACATATCGTTGGCTCAGATCGATTTCAATGTAAAGCATTACAGGGCCCTGCTGATAAGACGTGACTTTCAAAAGCACAACCGTATCACCAGACATTTTGAACAGGATCTCGGGTGTCTGGAGCTTACACGTGTGAATGCCAGTAAATGCTGCGGTCTTCCCATAGAATGTGAGGTATCACGTACCGTGGACAAGATCCCACGTACCGTGAGATTCAATTACATGGATGCCTTGACGAACATTTCTGATCCGTCAGGACTTTCCACGATACCATTGGTGGATTCCATAACAGTACAGTTCCTTCCATACGACCGGTTTACAAAGAACGACAGGAAGGCCTACATGATCGAGGACTATCTGTACATCTACAATCCTGATGGAATGGATACGATAAATGTAAGAGGTGTCTTTGAGGATCCTGAGGAACTGGCAAAGTTCGACTGTGACGGTTCAGACTGCTACGATCCGGATGCTGCCTTTCCATTGTCCATGGACATGATCAACGCCATAACTGAAGGACTCGTAAAAGGTACCCTTCAGCTGCTTCCGATGACAACATCGGACACTTCAAACGACAACATACAGGATTCACATGTAGAGAAGCAACGAAGTGGCGAAAGCAAGTAAGGACATATATGCGGTCTATTGCAAGATGAGTAAAGATCCTGTATCATATCGGATCTTCAAAAATGTAATATCAGAGTTCAATGAGAAGATCATAGAGTACGTCATTGATGGAGGAATTTTTACAATGTGGCATGGTCTTTCAACATTGTCCATTACAAGGAGAAAAAGAGATCCGAGATCGAAAAGAATAGATTGGGGAGCGAGTAACAAACTGAAACAAGAGATACTCGATTCAGGAAATAAATTGTTCGACAAGGAAACTGGAGAAGGGGAGGAATGGTTGATCTTCTACACCAATGAAAGTTATCTGAGGTGGAGATGGCACAAGGAGAAATGCAGGATACAGAACAGATCGGTGTACAGATTTGATCCGACAAGAGGAGTGAACGGGAACAAGGAAAAGCTCCTGGAGGCAATGCTGAAAGATGACATGGCATATTTGAAATTCAAAAAGCACGAGGATAAAACGAGATCGTAATGGCCATTTACAAACATGTTTCCAGTAAAGAGATAATCAGGAAGGTATTCCGTGATCTGAGACCTCCTACGGCCAATTTCATACATGATAGTATTGAATGGATAGGAGAGGCACTTGAACACATCGGAGCATCTGCTCAACTGTGTAGAAAGCAGGCCGTGATAAACATTGAGAATCACAGAGGTCATCTTCCTGGGGATCTGTACTACATCAATCAGGTAGCTGTTAACAATTGTGTACCACAGGGGACAGCCTCTACCACGACAGAGATACAGAGACAGATAGCAGTACTTGAATCCAACATCCACGAATATTACACCCATGTCAATGGAGCTGTGACATTGTCTGCCAACGGTACCTACAATTCAAGTTTGACAACAACTGATCTCAACGAGTTTGATTCATATCATGCCACAACTCTGAAACAACTTAGAGATCTGAATTCTCAACTTGCAGTTCTGCAGAATCAATACTTCGCATCAGGAAGCTGTATGAGTCCACTTCAGTATGGGGCCAGTACATTCCATGCAAGCATGCACTGTGACGAGTGTGTGAATCAGAATGCAAGGTACAAGGACACTTACATCATCGATTGTGGACATATAAAGACCTCATTCGCATCAGGACAGATATGTCTGAGTTATATGGCATTTCCTACGGACAGTGAATGCTATCCGATGGTACCGGATGACATCTCTTACAGGGAGGCCATGTTCTGGTACATTTATAAGAAGCTCATACTTCAAGGTTTCCAAGTAGGAAATGAAAGACTGGACTACGTCTTTGCAGACAACCAGTGGCAGAACTACTGTACCCAGGCAAGGAATGCGGCCAATTACCCTGACATTGACCGGTATCAGTCCTTTATGGACCAGTGGGTACGACTGACGCCCAATATCAACAGGGATCTGAACTTCTTCGAAGGTCTTAACGACAGAGAACAGTTCGTTCCAGATAACATCTGAAAATGGAAAGAGAAGGTGTTCTAAGATACATCAGAGGTCTACACAAGGACGCTTCTGAGATCGACCAACCTCAAGGAACATTGAGGTTTGCAAGGAATGCCATGTCCTCACGTACCAGCAATGCGGTATCAAATGAGGGAGGTATTACCGTTGTAGATATTCTTCCTCCTGATTCTATTGTGATCGGAAAGGTCACCATCACTGATGGTACCATGATACTGTTCCTTAAAAGAGCACTCAGATCTGAGATAGGAATGTTCAAGGACAATGTATACAGTACCATCTACAACCCTGTTGTACAGACGAATGATGGGTGGGACATGAATTTCCAGGAGACGCATCCGATAGAGGCCCGGTTCAAACTTCAAGGGGATGGAGATCTCATGGTGTACTGGACAGATGATCTGAACCCACCACGTGCCATGAACATAACAAGGCAACTTGAAAGTACTGTACTTGATCTGTATGGAAAGAATGCTTCTACATCGCCTGATACCAAGTTCATAGATCGATTGAATCTGTTTCCTCATGCAGGACCTGTTCCTCACATTTCACTTCTCGATGTGTTCATGGGAGGCGGTGTAAGAACAGGAGTGTACTACTTGGCCACAGGATATGTCGATGCCGATCTTACGGAGACGAACTACGTGAGTCTGTCCAATCCTGTATCCATCGTGGATGAAGTGGAAGGGGTCGATCCGATAGAAAGCTACGATGGCGCTCCTCCAGGAATCCTTACAGGGAAGTCCATAACCTGGACAGTATCAAATCTGAACACGGATGTGAAGTATCTGTCTGTTGCCATAATAATGCGCAATGGAGGAGTAGACACGGCAGTAAAACTCAATGATATTGAAATAAACAACCGTACAAGCTTCACAGTCACATTTACAGGAGAGGAAGGATATACCACATACTCTCCAGAAGAGATAGTCATTGACAATGTTGAGTATCGGACAGCGAAGACCCTTGAACAGCTGGACAATGTCCTTTACGTTGGAAACCTTACATCGAACATAGATCTCGGATATCAAAGGTTTGCAAACTTCATAAAAACAGAGTCCCGTACAAAACTGTTCCCGAACTTCGATCCGTTCATACCTTCCAATGACAACCTTGAGAAGAAGTCCGGAGGATCGAATCATATCTCCGATGGGTACAGAGATGTGAAGAACATTTACGATTACAAAGGGTACATGCGTGAAGAGGTGTATGCACTGTACATTGCGTTCATACTAAAGAGTGGGCAGATGAGTTATGCTTACCATATACCCGGTAGAGAAGCTCTTCAGAATGTACTTGTAAGCAACATAAATGAGGAAGTTCCATTACTTCCAGGACTAAATCCTACGTCAACATTCGTGAACGAGAATGATCAATCCTATGGTGGAAACGCAGAGGATTGGGATATCATATCACTTACTGGAGAGAACAGTCCTCAGGGAAGACTTTTCCAATGGTACGATTTCTCACACCTGCATTCAAGCAGTATGAACTACTGGCACAATCTGCACGAATTGTACCCGAACACGGATGATTTCACTATATATGACGCACAGAATCCTACTGTACAGGCCGGTGATCTCAGACAACTCAATGTACGTCACCACAGATTTCCATCAAATAGGAATGCTTCACGTACAACCGTGATCAGTTCCAATGCCAATGATCTTAATATCACTCAAAGAACAAAGGCAGTAATAAGATGGTACTGGATGGGGGGAGTTGAAGGTGGAAGTAATCCTGTCATACATGGAGCGCAGTCAATTCAGGATTTCAATGCTGCAAGAGCTTATCAAGCAGGATTCAATCCGAACAACGATGGTATGGGAGGACAGGGCCCCGGACATACAGATCTCACAGGTGCACAAGATCCAGGTCCGAACTCATGCCTTCCTACGAACAATACCTTTTTCAATCTGGTCAACATTGACACGGTATCTGATTGCACCATTAGTAGAATGGATGATATTGAATTCAGATATGATACGAATATTCCCTTCGGTGCAAATGTCGTAGTGGGATGGGACTACCCATGGGGACCGGATGGAGGTGACTTTTCAATACCTCTTTGGAACCATCCGCACTGCAGTGAGTATGGGTATGGTACTGTTTCAGCGATCAATGGAACAACCATATCCATAAGTAGCAATGGAGGAAACTGGCCTCAACTGATATGGGAGAAGAGGCCAGGATGGGTGGCATGGGTGGAGTGTGAGCAGGAACTCACTGAAACAGAACCTGTTACACACGCTGTGCAGGCCCTTGGTTTCAAACTTGATGACTTGAAGATTCCAAAATCAATTGCTGATCAGATCCAAGGATTCAGAATATACCGAGCAGACAGAACACATGAGAATAGAACAGTTCTCGGGCAGGCACCTATACATTCAATGGCTTCACGTGTTGATATGGACATATCTGGATGTGATGGGGGAGGTATAAACACAGGACTCATAGATTACTGGCTTCCTGGAGGACAACCACTTCCTGTAAGACCGAACTGGGTAAGAGAAATATGGAAGTTTCATGACTTCTACCTTCTGAACAGAACTCCATCCTTATCATCTGCAACGCACATCAAATTGCAGTACATCCTTGGAATGTTCAATTTCAAAGGCCCTACAAGGTATTACTATGATGCTCAGAACACTGACACAACACTGTCACCTGCGATCTACTCATGTTGGAAACCTCAGGTCATCACTTCCTTCCACATGTCCGGGAATCATTACAGGATACAGGGAAGCAACCAGAGACTGAACTACCTTTTAAAGGACAAGGCAAAGGCCTACATCCTTGGGAATACGATATACGAAGGTGCATCTGATGGTTTTGAAAAGGCCATCTACAACATTGGAGGAGAGACTCATATCGCATTGAGGCCTAAAAGATTTCTTCCTTTCCTTGTATCGGCAGACAATGCTTCGTGGAGAGCGCAACGTTCAGATCATTCCGGACCGAGTTTCGTATCCTATACTGACAACAGTTATGAACCTGATGCGGATAAGGAAGGACTGCAACTGTACTTGGTCAACCTGAAGGCATTCAAGACAGATGTCTACAATACCATGGACGTACAGAATCTTGTATGGACAGGGTATGAAGTACTTGGATCAGATATTGATAGATTCGTAGTTGACGAGGATGGAAATCCGATAAGTTCATTGCCTAACAGATTTGAGACGGATGACATCTATGGTGGAGACGTCTTCATCTGTAGATATGGGTACAGGATGTCTCACAGAGAGGAAGTGAACAATGTTCCGAACACCTATCCGAACGGAGGATCTGTGGATCACAAGTCTGTCATATTCACCATTGTGGAAAGTACTGAGAACATTAATTTCAGACACATGGAGAATCTGAACGTACCATATTTTCCAGGTGCTCCGCTATCAGATGTACTCAAGGTGAAGGCAGATGTGGATCTAACGTACAATCCTGATACTGAGACAGGTAACATGAAGTACAACGAGGATTATTCCAGTGTGAATGACCTCAAGAAAGTACTTCCACTTCCATATCAACTTGTACAACCTACCAGTTTCTCTACCAGAGTCATTCGATCAGGTAAGACAACATCCTCTTCCCTGATAGACAACTTCAGAATATTCGAAGCTGATCAGGTACGTGAACTGAACAACAACAAAGGAGAACTGTGGAAGATCACCGCCATGAACAGTCTCCTTCTCTTCCACATGGAGAACACCCTGTACCAGACAAAGGGCAAACAGAAGATGCAGACATCTGAGGGATCAGAGGCCTACATCGGACAAGGAGACATCTTTGAACAGGAACCGGATGAACTACGCCAGACCGATGGTGGGTATATGGGAACACGTTCTCAATGGGCCGCAACTGTAACTCCGTACGGATACTTCTCAGTTGACAACTTGAACAGACGTATCTTCTTCATAGGTCAAGGAGTACATGACCTTACATCTGAAAAATATGGAATGGAGGACTGGTTCAGAGCCAATATTCCGTCCTCTCTATCGTTGTATGGGTACGATGAACATACCGACAATCCTATCGCAGACCTTGGATTCCATGCTGTGTGGGATGAAAGATATTCAAGAATACTCCTGACCAAAAAAGATCTTAAGGTCACATCAAGATTCATAGAACAGTGGAAAGGAAACTACGCATCGATCGCGGATGGTACCATGGCCAATGCAGAAGGAATATTCTGGGCAGAAGGAAACTACCACTACTTTACTGGAGGAGCATGGACTATTCTTATTCCTGAAGCTCCTACAACTGTAGGATCAAGACTGTCTCTTTTCGAATCCATAGGGTGGACCATATCGTTCGCAGTATCCCCTTCTCAGGATGGAAGAATTGGAAGTTGGGAAAGTGTACATGATTACATTCCTTATCAGTACGGTTATGTAGGAATTGATGTGCACTCATTTACAAAGAGTACAGATTCTACGATACAACGTGGAATCTACAAGCACAATGATGATGCGAACATGTCAAGATTCTATGGAACACTCTTTCCATTCGAAGTGGAAATGATCCATAATGAATCCAACGGAATAGATAAACTGTATGCCAGCTTTGAGATACTTCTTGACGTATACGATTATGATTCATCAACGCTTAGATACAAGAAGGATCTGAATGCCGGTTTCACGAGTTTCATTCTTTACAATTCAGATGCGAACTCTGGAGAGACTCCTATTGAGTACCTGATCAATATCAGAAAGAGAGGAAGTTCCTGGAAGATAAACAAGTTCAGAGACATGTCTGCAGAGATCGTGAACGGAACTGCGTACTATACCGGACCGTTCACACAAAGTAACTACGGAATCGTAGGAGTGAACGTGGCAGGTTCGAACAACGCAGGTACAACGGTCTCAACATCTTTGGACATGTTCAATGTGGAAGGAATGTATGAACCCCTTAACACTTTGTACATTGATCCTAACAAGGCATGGAATACCAAGAAGAAATTCATTGACCGTTTTCTTGGTATAAGGCTGATATCTGACAATACCGGAAACAAATTGATAAATTTGTACAATACGACCACTCTGTACCGAGAATATGCACCATGAAAGTATCACTTAGACCGAAATATCAGACAGGGGGATTCAGTAGTGCATCGCTGATAAAACCTGGATCCTTAGGATCAAGTACGTATTCCAGTTGGAAACCTTCAACAAACCCTTCCGTGGCCAATCCGCAGAGATACACTGGGTATGGAGGAAGCTCTGAAGAAGTGGGTATGGGAGGTGGAAACGAGTATGGGCAGTACATTCAAGCAGCTGCAAATGCCATAGGTAATGGTATAGGTATTGCAAACACTGCAAAGAGTGATCTAAGTGAGGTGAAGACCAGCAAGGATAACTATGCGAATTACAAGAGATATGAAGGTCTGAAACGATTGAGTTCACTTCCATACTCCTATCCGAAGATGCAGACAGGAGGAAGTAATCCTTACGCAGGTACATGGGATCCTAATGCACTCAACACGGATCCGAATGAGCTTCAATCAGAGGCTCAGAAGGATATCACTCTTGCAACAACTGAAGCAATTGCCTCCTCAGTTCCTGTAATAGGTCCAGTGATCGGAGCTGCAACAGGTGCACAGAAGTCCATCAGAGGAATGCTTGGAGAAAAGGAGACTCAGAACAGTGAAGGTCAGACTGTTCAAACCTATGATTCCGTTGATAAAGCGATCGTAGGCAATCTTGTAAAACCAGCACATGAGCAAGGACTGGAGCATGCGAAGAACAAGGACTACGGAAGAGCTGTACTGAGCTTTGCAGGTCTTGGAACATTTGCAGATGCGCATGATGCTGCACAGGACACTCAGCAGGCCTTGGAGGAAGAGATTCAGAACAAGACAAGTGTGAACGTTGGGCGTACACTGGGAAATACTACGTACTCCAGAGGAAACATCCAATATGCCAAAGGAGGACTCGCAAGGATTCCAAATGCTGAAGTTGAACACAACGAAGTTGTTGAGGAACCTGATGGAACTTATGAGACCAAGAAAGGAAGAAAGCACAATTACAGTAACCCTAAAAAATCAGGTATCAAGATCCACATGGATCCAGGCTCCTACGTCTGGTCAGAAGAACTCGGGTTCGCAGATAGATTCAAAGAGTTGAAGGAAAATGATGCACCGGACATTGAAATAGAAAATCTACGCATGGAACAGGAAATGAAGGCGGGAAGAATGCCAAAGTATCAGACAGGAGGATTTGGAAAAGGGTACTTACGTTCCATCCAATCTCCAGGAGAAAACTATTTTCCATACCCATCAGCTCTACACAAGGAGGTAGACCTTGCGTTCCAAGCGGACAATGTACCAAAGAAAAAAGTAACTTCTGTAAAGACAAAGCCTAAAGGACGGGATACCTCAAAAGATCTTGTGTACACTCCAATGCCTGTACGACCACTGTCTTCAACTGTTGAACCTGAACCGGTATTGAGCCCTGTAGGAAATCCTACTGCTTCAAACATGTACAAGACAAGAAACAGATATGAACGAACAGGAGCCGGAAGATTCCTCAAGGACAACTCTGATGTCCTCATCGCAGGAGCAGGTGCCATAGGTCAACTGGTGGGAAATCTTGTACAGAAACCTGGAGATATTGCTCCTGTAAAATCTGGAAGTCCTGTAAAAGCAGACAATGTTCACTACACCCGTGTAAAGGACATGGAGAAAGGTGCACGTGAAGCTGAACTGAGAGCTGCTACCAAGACATCCCTTCTGAGTGGAAGTGGTCCAGGCGCCAATCCTGCATACGCAAGAGCTGCAATGACAAAGCACCGTCAGACAGAGGAAGCTGCTGGTAGGATCGACAATATGAATGCTCAGATAGACATGTCTGAACGTTCTACGAATGTGAAGAACAAGCTGTCATCTGACATGTTCAACGCAGAAATGGCCATGCGTACAGATGCCTCACGTAGAGATGAGGAGTTGAGAAAGCGGAACTTCAAGAACGCAAAAGCTGCAAGTATCGGTGATACCATTGGAGGAGTTGCAAGAGATGCTCTCGCATACAATGCCGACAGGGATCTTTCCAAGGCCGTATATGGTGATTCAGGAATCAACGAGAGATACCTTAAAGGCAAGGAGAATCAATTCTACAAGGATTACAGGATGAAGAATCCGAAGGCGACACCTGCAGAGATAAATACTGCATGGTTGAATGAACTTTCAAAAATGACATAAAAATGCCTGAAGGATACGAAACATCGCACATACAACCGTACAGATCAATGTACGTGGACATGAAGCGTCCAGAAATAGCTACGATCAAGAGAGACAGGTATGATGCCTCCAAGGCAGAGTATGATGCTCTTAACCGGGCCATAGGATCTATTCAGACAATCGGAGAAGATCCTTATACCGTCAACGCTCTCAAACAACGCGTAGAAGATCGTATGAGTGCAGTAGTGAATTCCGGTGCATTTGAGAACGGGAACATGGCAGTAAGTGACGCTGTAACAGATTTCGCATCTGACACCAGAGTTGCAAAGGCAGCTGAAAGTGCAGAGAACTACAAGAAGAGTGAAGCTCTTAAGGCTCAGGCAATTGCGCAGGGAAAACAGATCTATGATTTTGACAGGCAGTTTAAAGGATATGATCCTGAAGGCAAACCTATCTTCCAACATAAGTCAGAAACACATAACACGGAACGTGATGGTGTGTATCAACCAGCTTATGAAGAAAAACTGGACAATGTTGCACGTGTAAAGCAACTCATGGACGGAATTGCAGATGATCCTATATCTCTAAAAGCTGTTGCAGCTGTCGGAGGACTTACTGAAGAGCAGGCATACGCATACCTTAAGTACGGCCAGCAAATTTCTGACGACAAGGTGGAGAGAATAGCTGAAGCACTCACTCCACTCTACGCGGATTCACAGGAAGGAAAGCAAAAGTTCAGAGCCCTTACTCAACTGGAGTTGAAGGACGAGAAGACAGCGATGGAAGTGCTGAAGAATGACCTCTACGCCTTCGGAAAGAAACAGGTTGGAGGACAGCTTCATTACATTCAGAATCCGTATGGACAGCCCGGTGAACAACAAGAAGCTGAAGCAGTCTTCACACCAGAAACCATTCAAAGTCTGACATTGAATCCTTCTAAAGAACCTCTTGCTGTATGGGGAAATCCTGTTGCAAAAGAAAAGTTATTTGATGTCAAAGGCAATCTCAGATCCTCGTTTACAATTGGAGATGCGGAAGGTCCGAATGTTGAATTGAATAAAAAAGGAGTTCCAATTACGGGCAGCAACGAAAGAACCGCCTCTACAGAACTAATAAGGTTCAAAAAACAACTTGAAAAGGCAGGTGGAGATGTAAGTAAGGTAAAGAACGTATCTGGGAGACTTTTATACTTCAAGGAGAAGTATGCGCACCTTAGAGCTCCGGGAGAAAGTGATAGCGCTTTTCTTGAAAAAATGGACAAGGCCTATAATGACAATGTTGCACAGACAACTGCCGTATACGAATTCAGCCCTGAAGGAAGACAAAAAGCAGCGGTGATGCTTGGAGACAAGTTTTCATCTCTTCAAATATATGATCCAAAAGTAGGAGAACTTCCAATGTCTGTGAATCAGTGGTCCTCAAAAGGAGAGGACGAATGGCTTACCTTTTCCGATTCTAATTTTGCAGAGAGCTTCAAAAAGGCTCTACAGGCAGGAGGAGCTGTAACAGAGGACAATTCTTTCGTAGAAGTAAAAGGAATGGTCATATCAGGAGAATTGCCTGGTGGAACAGAAGTACGTTTTTCTCACAATGGTACACCATACGATCTTGTCATAAAAGCCTCAGACCAGACGGAGAGGAATTTCAACACCATAAACAAGATGTCGAACATGCTTCGAACACTTGACACTGAATCTGAATTGGAAGTATCTGTCCCTCCAGCACATAAGAATGCTGGAATAGAATCACGTGTACTGAAGCTGGAATTCGTACGGGACGGAAAGGAAATAGTACCTGTATTCATGCAGCAGTACAAACTGAAGAGTGGAAGGCTTACAGAAAAACAGGCCGTACCCGCGAACATCATATCAGAAATGGCAAAGGGTCTTGTGACCGATTATACTAATAGTACCATATCTTCACAGTCTCTTTCTCCGAAGGCTGCAATAGGCAGTACCTTCTACGGAAGTAAATAAAAGGACTATTATATGGAACCGATAGCGAACGATCCTATATTGGATGCAGCACTTGCACAATTTGATCCCATTACTCCAAAAAATGCGATTCAGACAGGGTCCCCAGTAGATGAGGATGCTCTTAAATCCTTTCTTGAAGGTGAAGGAGGTAAACAACTTCTACATGAAGATGTCCTTCAGGAAGGAAAAGCAATGCGGGAAGCAGCTACGCCCCTTGTTACGAATCTCGGAAGATATCTTTCAGATGATTTCGGAGAATACAAGCAGGATTGGAAAGCGACAAATACTGAACAGCTTTTCGATCTTCCTGAACACAGAGGTCAGACCCAGTCCACCTTCGACAAGTGGGCCAACGGGCATTTGAAGTTCGTAGGAAAGACCGGTATCAATATTGCAGGAAGTATTGCAGGCGTTGCTTACGGACTGATTACAGCTCCATCAGGCGGATTCGGTAGAGTGTGGGACAACGAAGTTCTACATTCACTTGATGCAGCCAATGCGTGGATGGATGGAAAGCTTCCTAACCACTATACAAGAATGGAAAAGGAGAAAGGACTCTTTGACCAACTTGGAACAATGAACTTCTGGGCGGACAAATACCTCAACGGTCTGAGCTTTCTTGCAGGTGCAGCATTGACAGAAGTGCTCGCATCCTTCGGTGGTCCCATGGCATTGGCAGGTAATACTGCACGTCTTACAGGACAGGCATCACGTATGTTCAAGACAATGCGTGGGGTATCGGCAACTTCCAAAATGGCAACAATAAACACAGCTGCGAACGTAGCTAAATGGACCGACAGGATCGATGACACATTCGTATTGGCAAGACAAGTGGCAACAGGTGCCGGATATGAAGCAGGAGTTGAAGCAAGGCATTCCTATGAAACTGTAAGGGACAACCTGATCTCAAACGAGATCGGAGAACTTGTAACAAGTACTGAGGAAGCGCTTGGAAGATCCCTTTCTCTTGAAGAAAAAGCAGAGCTTCTTACACCTGAGCAGAAGAGAAAGATAGATGAACGTGCCACGTCAGTATCAAATGCGGTATTCCTTGGAAACCTTGCACTTGTAGGTACAAGTAACCTTCTTATGCTTCCAAAACTGTATGGAATGGGAGTATCAAAGGCCATGGCCACACTTCCAAAACCTGTTACAGCGCTTGACAAGGTAGCTTCCAAAGCAGGACTTGGAGCAAGAGGAGCGGACAATCTCCGTGTGGCCGGAAAGATGGTAGGAAGAGGTCTCTATGAAGGAGTAATTGAGGAAGGTGGACAGGGAATGCTTCATCTGGCTGCAGAGGATTATGCCCTTGTACAGGGATTGAACAGTGACGGATCCTTTTCAGACATGATGAGTTCTGCAGCTCAAGGATTCTCAGAGAGCTTTGGAGAGAAGGAAGGGCAGACCGATATAATGATCGGTACCATGATGGGATTTACAGGTCTTCCAGTAGGAGGAATGTCCACATTCTCACAATCAAAGAAGGACGTGGATGAACGCAGATCGATCATAGATCTCGTTGCCAAGATGGAAAAGGACAATCCGAGCCTTCTCAATTCCATACGGAACAATGCCTTGTTCTTTGACAACGTTCTCAAACGTTCCACATTGTACGATGAGGCTCTTGACCGAGGAGATATCCATACTACGAAGAATATTGAATTCGATGACTTCTTCGACTTTGTACATGCCAAACTCCAGACCGGTCAGTTTGAGGATATTGCAGATCAGACAAAGGAGATCCTTGCCATGAGTAATGAGGAGTTCATAGCGTTCGCAAATGATCCCACTCTTACAGTGGAAAAGGCAGGTGAGCGCAAAGTAGAGGTGGCAAGACGTGTAGTGGAAAGAGCGAACAGGATCAAAGAGGCCACTGAGAAGGTTGACAGCAATCTACGATTGACAGAGGCTGAGAGACTCCTGGATCCAAAATCCAACATGTCCAAGGCCAATCTTAGACGTCAGCTCATACATGCAATTTCAACCACCTACAATATTGATGAAAGAGAGAGTGATATGATATCACAGCTTTCCAAACTCACAGGAGGTAAAGTGAAAGGTACAGACTTCGATGTGGATACCATTGAGTACGAGGAAGATGGAGAGACAAAGACTGTCAAGATCGGTGAATTCTCCAAAGGCAGAAGTCTCATGGACACCCGGGAGGAACTTACTGATAGGATTGAGAAGATCTCAAAGGCTGAACAGACTCCTGAGACTGAAAAAGCATTGAGTTCTCTCCGAAGTAAGTTGAGGAATGCAGATTCTCTCATCCAGATACACGGTCCGGCAGCAGCTGTGACCGAAGAAGAGTTCGAAGAAATCTTCAAAAAGAACGATGCTGAACTGAAAGCATGGATATCTGAGAATCCTGAACAGGCGGATGTGAATGCGAAAGAAGTAGCAGAACTTCTGTCAGATCTTCGAAAGGTGAGATCACGTAGACAGGCTGCAGCCCGTAACTACAAGCTTCTACTGGATCCTAAGACACGATTCAAAGAACTTCAAAGACGAGAGGCTCAGATAAAACAGATCCAAGCTCTTCAAACAAATGAGACTGAAGCTGTAAAAGCTGAGAAAAAGGAAGCTGTAAAGAAGGAGACTGAGAAGAAACTGATCTCAGTGGAAAAATTCAAAGAGAAGCTCGGCCGTCTGAAAGAGAAGAAACTGAATCAACTTGAAGATCTGAATGCCGGCATTGTGAATGTCACGGCTGAAATGGAGGCGCTTCAGAAAGAACTGGAAGAACTTGTAGAACAGGCCAAGAAAGGAAAACCTATCAACCGTAAAGGCAAGAAAGGAAGACTTTCGAGAGAAGAGGTCACAGCTCTGATAAATGAGGTATCTGATCTCATCACAATAGGAAACGATTATGTTTCCAAGTACCAGGCCAAGATAGACGACATCAATGAGATGATCGTGATCATGGATGAGTTTGAAAAGAACACTCCTGATCTTTCCTTTTACACTGGAAAGGCAGAGGAATTGTTCGAAGATGCACTCATAAAGACCATTACATCTGAAGAAGCTCAAGGTCTACGTGACCTTGTGGAGATATATACCAGTGAACAGGCCGCTCTGACAGAGAAGATCAAGATCCTTGAGGATCTTCGATCTTTTCTTGAGGAGGAACTGCTTAAAGCACTGGAGAACAATCAACTGGGAATTGCAGAATCAACCAAGGAGAACATAGCTGAGGTCGCATACGGATTATCAGTACTGCAAGACCTACTGAAAGAAAAGACCGCTGAGAAAGATGCATACAATGAACTCCTTTCAGAAGCTGAGATCTTCAAAAAGCTGGAAGTTGTACGTGCCATTCTGAAGGTAAAGGAACCAAAGAGGCCTCCTACAGCATCTGATCTTCCATTCGAGGTGGCGGAAAGACTGCGTCTGAACGCGGACAGAGTTCCTAAGGACTATCCGAAGCCGGACATTGACATCCGATTTGAAACCACTGCAGGAAATCATCAAGATGCATTAGATACCTATGAGTACCTTAAGAAGAAACGTACCGAACTTACAGATGCGGAGAGAATCGATCTTCTGAGAGCTGAGGCTCAATTGAACTTCTTCAATTTCCTACACCGTTCCGATCCGAATCAATACGATGTGGCAGTCATACATAGAGGAAATATACCTGCAGAATTCAATAATGAAGATCTCAGAGGAATGTTCTTCACAGATGTTGAGAAGGACAACGATGATAAAGGTATGTACGCTGATATAAAACTTGTTCTGTTCCAAAGAAGCGAGTATGATGCCAAACTTAAAAAGTCCGTACCTGTAAATCGATTTGTACGAAGTGGAGAGGGAAATACCGGTCCGCTCGTTCTCGCATCTGTACTGGAGCCCACACTGCTTAAGTATAAGGAAGAAGAAGTATACTACAGGTCTACCAACAAGGATGAGCTTGATGAGACTGTGATAAGAGCACAACACGCAGCATGGAGAGCTGACAGACTTAAATCCACAGAGATCACACTTTACCCTGTAGTGGGTAAGTCCGTAGGAAGTATAGATTATGCTGAGGAAGCGGGAAATGCCTTGGGCAGGATCGTAGGATCTGCACAGACATTGAAGAATGTGAAGCTGTTCACTGCTACACACGTGAATGCACCTGGAAGTACAGTGGCACTTACAATCCCTGGAACTTCACAGCATGTGATGACATATCCAGGCCTTCTTTGGGCCTTTGACCAGATAAGACAACTGGCCATTCCTATGGTTGGAAGACTCCTAAATGAGGATGAGGCAACTGACATCTCCAGAATGATCCACCTTCTGTTGAAGAAAAGGTCTGAGTTCATAGCAGAACTTAAGGACGGAGAGGCAGGTTGGAAAAAGGCACAGGGATTTGAACTCGATGTGAATGGAGAAAAGGTGAATATCTATGATGCCATTCACGATATGGTGTTCATAGGTTCAGATACCTACTTCAAAGGAAAGGAAGGAAAACAGTTCCAATTCAGATATGCTAAGAATGCGGCCGGAGAATGGGGATTCGTATTCGGAGAGAATGATACTTCGGTCACATTGGCCGATTTTGAATCAGGATCTGCAAATGCACAGCTTCTCACCGACTTCCTGCAGACGAAATACCATAACTTCAACAATACCACCTCTAAGAAGGCTGTTGAAAGTGCACAGACCCATGAGGAGTACTCACCTAAGTGGAAGAGTACAGGGAACAAATGGGTAAAAGTGAGCCTTGACAGTGATCTCAAACCTACATCCAAGAGTGAGGTCTTTGATAACTACAATGAGTACCTTCTAAAAGGAACGAAGGATTCTGAGAAGGCGCCTTTCCAGACAAGAGTGAAGAAGATACTTCCAAAGGACTTTGATGATCCTACGACCATAAGGTTCATAGGTGGGTATTACCTGTTCAGAAAAGAGGTACGTAAAAAAGGAAGGAATCCTATCACTCTACAGGCACTCCGTGCTGTAAAACGAGCTGAAAGAAAGGTCACAGGTGAGGATAGACTTGCAGATGCTGTAACTCAAGTGGCAAAAGCTGCAGACAGGATGATGGAACAGAGAGCAACTGATTTCGCAGACATACTCGAAAGGGTGGGAATGCGTGAACATGAGATATCTGAGCCTGAAGTTGTTGAGCCCACAGAAAGAGAATTTGACCCTGAAAGCGCAGCTGAGGAAGCAATAGAAAGAGAACTGAGCGGCAGAGAACCGGTAACTCCGGAATCTGTTCAAAGAATGCTTGAATTCCCTGTGGATGATGTTAAACCCACATCAGATGAACTGTCTGATGAGGACGAAGTGTTCATGCGGGAGACAAATGAACTTGGAGCCGGGTACATTTCAGAGACATATCCTGAGGAACTCAAGCGTGTACAAGGAATGGTCACACTGGACGTAGCAAGAGTTGGAGCTCTCCTATCCACAAAGGATGGAAAGGCTGTGGCACAACTTACCAGTTTTGGAAATGTTCTCATATCAGAACTCGCACCTGGAGGAGCATTGTACCATGAGGCATTTCACAATGTTTCACTGTTCATACTGTCAAAAGGAGATGTCAAGGCTCTCTACGATGAGGTAAGAGGTCGGTCTGGAAACACAACAACATACAAAGGAGAAGTAAAAGCTCTTTCCGAACTTACAGATAAGGAGGCAGATGAATGGCTGGCAGAGGAATTCCGAAGATTCATCCTATCTGATGGAACATACTTCCTTGGAAAGGATACTGTAGAGAAGAACATCATACAACAGTTCTTTGACTTTGTACGGGATATGCTCAGAGCTATGTTCAATCTGGACAATGTTTTCATGTTCGATCCTAATGTGAAAGGAATTGAAGGACTCTTTGAGGAAATTGCCAAGGGAAGGTTCAGAACAGCTCATCCTGACGTGTCAAGGGATATGTCAATATCTCCGGCAATGCTTGCAGATGAGATATCCGGAAACATTACTTCCAGCTACTCAAGGGATCTCGTATCCTCTCTTACGAACTACATGTTCAGATCTCTGGAATCAGATGCCTATAAGGCGGATGCAGAGAAGAACGGTGTGCGAGCATTGAAGATGACCGACATGTTCCTCATGAATCTTCCAGCATCAAAGGAAGGACTCGGAGCACCTCTTCTTCTTCTGTACAAGCATGCCTTCAACGGTATGATCCGGGACTATGACGCTCAGATAGCTGCAACTACCAACAAGGCAGAGAAGAGTGCCCTTACAGCCAAGAAGAAGATACTTAGTGACAACACTTCTGATGCTACAAAGGAAGATTCCAAGAAGCGTAGACAGCATATCTTCCAGACACACGTGGCATTCATGCGACAGTTCGGTCTAGAGATCGATGTGGAGGAAGGAAACGCGGACGAGAGTGAAGTGACATCACGTAACTGGGTGGATTCTGCTGCATCAATAGAAGTGAGTCCTACGGATTCCGCATCCAAGATGGTCAAGATCCTACTTGGAACACTTCCAAACAATGAGAAGGTGAATCTGACCGGTCTTAATGGTGTCTACGATATGAGGGACGTGCTGAAGATCGCTCAGAACAGACTTCAGGGAAAGATGAAGTATGCCGATCAACTTGCAGCGCTCAATGAACTTAGGGAGGAGAAGAAATTCCCATGGGCGGAAGACCTTCTCAACAGACTTCCGGATCATGCAACTGAAGGACATACGTTCGAGGACATTCAATTGCGTACACAGTTCACAGGGTGGGCCTCTCAATCCCATATAAAGCACCGTTCCGTGTTCATAGGGAACAATGGTCGTATCTATGACCTGGATCCGAATGAGGAAAGGATACTACGTGTAATAC